CGGTTTTGTTGGTCAAATCGCTGGCGGTTGACTGTAGTCTAAATTCGCCGTTGACGCCGACCATGTGCAATCCCGTCTCTGGAACAATGTTGATGCCAACCCTGCCAGGAGAATTCGTTGTGTCAACAATGAAGCGCAAAGTAGTTCCGTCCACCTTGTAAATCGAAAATGCGCTGGCGTTTGTGACATTGATCGTTGGTGCGGCTGTAAATGTCTTTATTGCCGATATAGTCTGCGCCGTGCCAAGTAAATCAACCGTCCCCGTCGCCGGAACCGTCAGGGTGAAGCCGCCTAGAGATATTACTCCCCCACCTATAATCGTAGAGTTTGAATGATTTGTAAAAGTACCAGAATTATTTACAGACGTTCCTCCAAGACTTGCAACTAACGGAAAAGTCAAAGCAGACTGTTTTCCATTAAATGTGTTCCAATCTTGAGCAGAAAGTGTCCCCGTAGAATTAGCTCCCGCTAAATTCATCGAGAGGGCTTGGCCTGCAAGAACTAATCCATTCGATATCCCCAAAGTAACAGGGGCATGAGTTGGGAAGTTTAGAGATAGTTTGCTTTCAACTATCCCTGCCGCTGCCGCAACATCGGCATTTTCAATTGATACTACATGATTATCATTCCAATCCGAAGGCTTTGTCCCAAGAAATCCTAGCTCATCTGCGATTGGATTGACAAATAAATGAGTAACAGACATTAAGAATCAGTCGCCTCGCCTGTCCATGTATTTCCATCCTTACGAAGCGTGATTTTCTTTTTATCTCGCTTATCTTTAGGAACATTGACAGTATTTTTGATTTCTACAGGGGTAGGCTCAACTGCAATATTCACCACAGGCGCAAGTTGTTCAGGGACATTCACGTTTACAACTGATACAGGCTGCTCAGGCATATTGACTTGAATAGTGTTTGCACGCTCAGGCACAGCTACATTCACAACAGGCGGTTCCTGCTCAATGTTTACAATCGGTGATGCAACATTTACAATAGATGCTTCCTGTGCGGGGACGTTTACCGTAACATCCGTATTAGATGGAGGCACATCCACATTAATTTGAGATTTCTGCTCAGGCAGATTGATAGTGATTGGCTGAACAACTTCCTTTCTCGGCTTAGGTAGTGATTTCATCCGTATAACTTCAGGCAACGAAGATGGAGTATTTAGAATTTCGTCCACAATGCTTTTTGCTTCTATATTCACAAAAGCATAAATATAATCAGGAAGCGTTGCATTTACTCGTTGCACAACATCATCAATCAACCCATCAGGCTCCACATTGGAAAGCATCGTTGTTACAAGAGCCGCACGCCCAAGAAAATCTCCAACCCTCGATTTGATATTCGCTTTCAGACGATCAGCATATTTTTTAAGGTTAACGTGTTCATATCCCTCCCCAAGCAAAGACGCCAACTCTGTTTCTAAATCTCCAAATTCAAATGTGCCAAGAGATTTACTCTTAAGAAGTTCTGACAAAGAATGATAAATTCCTAATTCATCCGTTTCATTTGTCACTTCTTCAATAAACATGGAGCGCATGACTTCCACATCATCTTCGCTAAGAGTAGAAAGAGATTCAAATATAAAGGGTGCAAACTCACTAACAACACTCTGTACAAACGTATTTAGATTACGTATCTTGGGCTTGAATGACACCGTGTCAAGTGATTTCTTAATGTCGCCCTCTCCCCCACCAGAAGGAGCTTTCGGATTGCCAATCAGTTCTGGCTCGGTATTGCCGCCTTTATCATTATCCTTTTCTCCCTCATAGCGTACAGTTCTGGCAACAGGTGGTTCTGGCTTTGCATCGGGAGGAAGTTCATCTGGAAGCGAAATGGATACCAACCCGTCCACAATAGACTGACTCCGCAATTCTTGGGGCGAAAATAGTCCCATCATACGGAAAGATGCAAATGCCTGTGATGTTGCCAATCTAGCGCGTCCAAGAGCTACATTCAACTCGTCATCATAATCAATCCAGTTAAATTCCAAAGTGGGAGGAAGTATTTGATCGAAGAACCATTTCGCTTTTGTCTTGGTGCGAGCATGTCCTGTTTTACGTGTCCTACGCTCCTGACGAATAGAGCCTGCCAATGTCTCACCTGAAGCACTTGTAGTTCCCAATCCGATATCTGAAAGAGACATCCCATAGGCCGCCGCCACAAGTGCTGCATATTTCAGCGTGATATGGTTGAACATAATATCATTTGGCACTTTTCCAAAAGGAATGAATTCTGTCTTGTTATTATGCTCATATAACACAGGGATTTTGAATGATGTCGTATTATCATTCACAAAGGACTTGAAGGCCGTAATCCATTCCTCTGCTGAAGATTTCTCCATATCTCCCAAATCCAAGATGCCTGCGGTTGGAATGTCCAGCAGGAGATTAGCATAGTATTTGTCGCCCTTCGTGAGTAAGTCTAAAGCAAAATAAACTTTTTCAGGAGGAGCCATGCCCCATCCTTCGCGAAGAATAAAAGAGTGGGGAGACATATACGTTCTAGAAATCTCCCAAGGATGAAAGGTCACAATATCATTTGAATAATTTGGATAATATTGCACAATTGGAAAATTTTGATTGAGGGTTGGATAAAGTGTTCCACCGTCCAAAGGACGTATCCATTGCACACGCCCACTTTCGCTTCTCTCTTTTCTTCCAACCTCTGCTGCCCCACCAAAGGGAATATCCAACAAGTCCCCCACGATCCACTCCAACAAACCAGAAAAATCCAAACCTAATCCAGCATACTCCCCGCCACGAGCGAGCAATTTTGTATAGTGTCGAATTGTCGGCTCAAGTTCCTCTTTGTACTTACTATCGCGAGGCGTAATCTTCCAATCCAGAGAAAGAAGATTAGCAATCAGTGTCTCTCTACACACAATTGCCACAGGCTGATTAAGTACCCACGTCCTCCATATATTTGCAGGAAGTGATGCAGGACGTGACCAAGGGGGTGTAAATCTTGTTAAGAAAAGATCAGATACATCAATGGACTTCTGACCTCTTGCATGTGTTGGAACGGGAATATTAAGAATTGATGTCATAAATTACTCATAGAGAAATAAAAGGAGTACGCACCCACGCCTTGAACGGCCTGAGATACGTCATTGCCCCTGTGGGTGATGTAACTCGATCATCATGAGTCACTTGTGTAAATCCATCCAATTGTGATAAAAATTTTTCATTCCAACTGCCCTTTACAAGCCAAATCTTCCCTTGCGCCGCAAGAGCAAACCAATGATTTGCCGCCATCACTCGATCACCAACATCACGAGCCTTTTGACCAATTACCTGATGAGTTTGCAGGTCAGGGAACCTTTTCAAATGCGTTTTCACAGCCGCTACTTGGTTCTTTCCGCCTGATCCTGGCTCCTCTTCAAGTACAATTGGAACGAGTGGCCCATCTTGCCTTGCAGTATTCACAATGGCTTGCAATAAATCATCCCATTCCCAAAATCCGCCTACCTGATCTTCAAAGCACCAATTTGTATCTTTCTTATTCTTTCCGTCTTCTTCAAACTCTCGCATGAAGGAAGATGCCAATGTGCCAACCGATTCATCGGGATCATTCAATTCTTTTTTCTTTCCGACTCCCACTACCTTTTTTTCAGTAGCTGCCAAGTCCCAAAATCGTACACGCTTGAGAGAAGGACGAGGAGATTCAGAAAGAACTTTACCATTGAACCAGTTCCTATCGCCAATCTTGCCGCCTTCGTTTGCAAATTCGCCATCAAACTCCTGCGCTCGCAAATGTCCCGAAGGATAGGTCAAAGCAAGATTGATATAATAAGTAGCGTCTAAATTTTTAAGGTTATCTTCACGAGTTGCATGAAAATACTCTACTAAAATTCTATCACCTTTAGTAGCTTCTTCAAACTCTTTCTTTAAATCTTCGGGGATATCCTGAGCAATAAAAAATTTGTATGACCAATGTTCTGTAGGACGCGGAGTCTCCGTACACCAAGCTTGCGGGTCTTTACCAATACGCACAGATGCGTTAGCAAGCTGCCAAGCAAGTCCGGTTTCATCTCGCCCTCCTTCATCATACCAAAACCAATTCACGTTCGGGCCGCGGGTAGAGCCTGCTTCCCGTCCACCTTTGATATAAACCTTTGCCCCGTTATTGAATACCATCGTAAAAGGCTTGGATGGTTGCCACACATCTGATTGACGATGCCGCTGTGAAGGCACAACCATTTTCCAAGGTATCCAGCGTTTGAATTCAGGCCATGTAGAAATCTTAAGATTTTCAAAATCAGGATTCATGATGACCCCAGGCTCCCCATTCATGATTTTGAACATAGCCTTCTGCGAACCTGCGCCTGATTTTCCACACCCTCTTGGGCCATAGATCATTACATTACGTGCAGTTGATTTAATAAATCCAGCCTGCGCTTCTGATGCGACATAAGCATAGCCATCATCACGCACAAAGTACCCATTTTCTCCAACGGGCCACTCTGCTTTCTTTTTGTCCTGAAATACGTCTTGATACTCTTTAGGTAACTTTATCCCCCTCGCTTCAGCCTCTTGTAATAAAATTATCAGTTCATGTTTTTCTTGTTCGGTTAGTGGTTTTTTAGAAGCGATACGCGGCAATTAATTTCTCTGATGTGGGCAATATCCATAATGCCCATTAGATGAATTACAGTTATAACAAAGTATTCTATAAAAGTCTGGTTTATATTCTCTTATAGCTCGTCTGTATGATGGCAATCCTCTGGCTTCTTTTTCTGTTTTTCCAAATCCATTCCTTCCGTGAATGTGGTCAAGAGTTAAAAATTCCAATATTGTTTCTCCACAACAAGCACATTTACCTCCATACATATCTACAAACAATTTTTTAATCTCTTTTTTCTTAGACTTTGCATATTGACTTTTTTGTGCAAGAACTTTTTCTCTATTTTCTTTTACATATGATTTTTGATGCAAAGCTATTTTTGCGTAGTTTTTGATTCCATACTCATGATTATACTTCTGCACTTCTTCTTTCGTTAATACATTTTCTCTATACCATTTATCATAGGCCAGCTTTTCTTCATGATTCTTATAAGGCATCTCACACCTCCTAGTGTGTTTGGGGCAGAGCGATATAGGAGTATCGCTTTTTCGGGCTTCCTACCCTAGCCCCAATTTAGTATAGCATTCATTCTTGGGATTCTATTTCCTCATCAAGCTCTTCCACATCTACTTCTATAATCTGATCGTTCTCTTTGATGCGATTGAACTTTTCGATAATAGCTCGTTCCACATCGTTATCGGTCATCTTATCCAAACGTTCAAGAAGATCAGAAAAACCTGCCGTTTTTCTTTGTTCCTCAGTCGATCTGAAATAGGCTTGCACCGCCGCAGATGAACTATCAAATCCTTCAGACAAGATATAATCTTTTGCTTTTTGTGCCAAAGAAACTGCATCTGCCTGATGCTTACGAAGCATCTCAGCCTTTTTATTTATAAGGCTATCATCAACAAGCACCATCGCTTTAGCATCTAGCTCGTCTGCCCAAGCATCCCACATTCCATCTATCATCCATCTGCGTAATTGTGCTGTAGATGGCCTGCCCCCTGTTGGCTCATACGCAGGAATAACCTGCTTTATGGCTTTTGGAAGGTTTGGACGCCCATTCAAGTACCAAGCATCAAAACACATCTTTATATAATTTTGATCGTAAATCTTAGTATAAGCCACTAGATGTATTGCGCCCTATCCACAGATTTCAAATATTCCTTGCGCTGTTCTTGCATATTCTTGATTTTTTCAAGAGTCACGCCATTATGGTGAAATCCGTTCTGGCCTGTATGATGCTCTTGACACAGTGTCACTCTATTTCTCCAATCAAGAAGGGACTTCTTACTTCTGCCTCTTGGAACAATCTCATTGATTTCTGTTGCAGGTTTGCTACACATAATACAACGATAACGAAAGAGCCAATAAATAAAATGATCTGAAGGATTTGGCTCAACAAATTCATGTGCAATAGGCTGAATATGGGCAGGAGGAATATAATGTGTAATACGATTATAATTTGGAGACATTAATTATAGCCATCCATTTTCTTTTAGAAATCGAATCCGCTTTGCGGCACTATTATGTTGCCAGGCAGAAGGCACTTTGACACGAATCATATCCAATTTCCATTCCCCATAGTTTGCATTTTCAACGTTCTGATTGACTATATTCCATGCGGCTTCTCGATTCTCTTTCATGGAAGCCCATCTCCACATAGCTTTCCAGATACCCATTTCCGTAGGTTCTTGGCCTGAAGAGGATTTCATACCCTCTAAAATTGCCCACTCTGTCAAAAGGAGGATGGTTCTATTCTCCCCCATCTCGAAATATTTCCTGAATAGACGTTCTCCATCTAAATATTTTTCTCGTAAGTTAGGATTTCTATTTGTCATATGACTTATTATAGCACACTGTATATAAATTTACACATTAGAGTTTATTAATAAAAAAATCCCTGAACACCTTAATTAATATATTAACCTATTTAAGTATTTAAGGATATTATAGACTCTACTTAATTTAAATTAAGTATACAATTGGGTGAAATTTCTTGTCAATGGTAAATTGGAATGTTCTTAGATAACTCTAATGTTGACCAATATTTGATTTTCTCATGATTCTCTAATGTCTGCGCTGTATATAAGTGATATAATTGTGACACTTGAAGGTTTGGAAGCAATTTCAAATGCTAACTCGAAAATGATAGGAAGGGATTGTCCCTGTCTAAGTAGGTGTGTAAACAATGAGTGTGCTGAGGATGTTACCCTGAGTCCTGTGAAGCACAAATATGGATGGCTGATACTTATGAGGCCGTTACACCCCTTCAAGCGTTTGGGACTTGGTAAGATCGTGGGCGACAACCCTTGACTGCTTGGTAAAGTACGATGGTGATATCACACCACCAAGTCCCTTTACTTTCTGTAATGCAACTTTTACGCAAAAGTTCTGTCATGGAGATACAATGAGTAATATTTCGATTTGGGCAGGCCTGTTTTCACTTATAGGGATGTTAGTTTCGATTTTCACACATCAAACATTAGGAACATCTGTTGTGCTTGGGATTTTTGGAGGGATTTTGCTAATAGTCGGAATTGCAGGAGAGAAACCATGACGTTAGCAGAGTTTTTTGATAAGCAGAGAGAGATTATCGAGGCGGCAGAAACACCATTTGCAAAACTCGCAATTTTTGTCTTGCCAATTCTAGCCCCCATCGTCCCCGCATCTCTGACTGGATTGCACCTTTACAAGTTATTTTTGACTCTTTTTACTTTTACTTGGGCAGATAAGTTGTCGGCCACTTTATCTATTCTAGTAGCTCTTGTACTTGAGATGTTGGGCTATGTAGGGGCTGTTTCTTTCATTCAGGCAATTTTTCGATGGGTCAAGACAGGAAATACTTTATATGCTCTGCCGTCCATTCTAAACGGACTCTCATATATTTTTTATCTTATTTTAATGTTTCTGGTCAACTATAAGTTGGGAGAATACTTCCAAACTCCCAATATCATAAATACCATTGTGGGGCTTCTTTCTTTTGTAACAGTTCCTACTGGACTGTTGGCTGCTAATTATCTTTCGCAAAAGGAATTGAAAGAAGAAGATTGGAAGGAAAGATCGGAACGAAAAGACGAAAGATTGAAAAAATATGCCATCAAGCATGGGAAAGTTTCAGAAAGTTCAGAGAGAATTTACCAAAAAGTTACCGAAAGTTCTGAAAATCTTTCCGAAAATTTACCGAAAGATTGGAGAAAGTTGCGTCCGATGTTACAACTTTCCGAAGTAAAGAGTTTGGCTAGTCTTTCTGCGGAAGGAATCAAGAAAGTTTCCAAAAAGTATAATGTAGATGAGCGTACTGTGATTAATTGGAGAATTTACGCTCGTAGAGAATTAGGAGGAAGTTATGAATAAAAATGATGGGCGCATGAATAAAGCATTGCGACTGGTTGCCCTCTTTACAGGGGTAGCAGTTCTCATTATCTCGATTTATTGGTCACAAGATGGGTTTAATTTTGGCATTGCTGGTGACAGCGGATATAACACTATGGCATATGTATTTGGTTATACTCTTGCTATCTCTGTCACAGTTATTCAATTTATCTTCAGCACCAATTTTCGTGAGTTGAATCCAAGCCTTATTCTATTTGGAGTTTTGGCTTATTTGTATTCTGTGTATACCAATCAAGAGGGGATTACACATTTTCAGGGCGCAAACACAAATCCTTTGGCCGCCTGGATTTTGGGATTCTGTATAGATGGAATTCCTGAGCCTCTAATCGCCTGGTCACTTCGAGAGAGCTTGTCCGGCGACTTTGTTGGAAACATATTTCATATAGTTGGAAAAGTGTTTAGCTCGGTTCTAGACGGCAAGACTGAACAAAAACCAAAAATAGACACACAGCCTGCTATGCGTGTTCCTCCTTTTCGCCAGGATCAGCCAACAATTCATACTTCTAAGAAAGGTCATGGAAGACACTTCTTGGAGGAACAACGTAAAGAATCTTCCAACCGATTCTTTGGAGAATAGAATGCCGTCAGGCTCATTAAAGAAAAAGACCAAGAAATAATATGCCTTCTGGAAAAGTCCACTCCGCCCTCACGCTTGCAGCGGTTTCTGGCGTGATTGCTCCCTATGCAGTTGTGAACCTTGGTGGCAACGAATATATGTATCTGGCAGGATGTGTGGCTGGAATCATGGTCACGCCCGATATGGATGTAAATAATGGAAATATTTCTGACCACTATATTCGTAAATTCTCACGTCCTGCCCAATGGTTGTGGAGGCTGTTTTGGACACCCTATGCCTTACTTATACCGCATCGTTCAACTTTCAGTCATTTTCCATTCTTGGGAACTACTCTAAGAATTGGATATATATTCTTGGTATTAAACCTTATCAATTTTATGTTTCGACTTTTTCTAAGCATATTTGACACTGTGTCATTTATCTGGCTATGGGACTGGTCTTTCTTCTTCGGTCTGTGCCATGTCGATACAATACACTTTTTAGTAGATAATACGATCAAAGGAAAGGAAACATTGGAAAATGAGTGATAAAGAAGTAGAATATGAAATTAGAAAAAGCCTTCACAAGCATCTCCCCGATATAGTGTTTCAGGTTTCTTATGCTGATAAACATCTACATGTAGATTTCTTGGGAGGCAATTCGGGAAATTCCTATATAGACATATCTAAAGAATTAAAAGATCGGGTGATGGAAGCGGTTTGGGAAGTTTATCCCAATATAGATTTGTGGTTTGATTTTTGAGGAATTATGCCTAGCTTCAAAAAACGACATGATGCAAAAAAGAAAAAAGAAACACTTGGGATGCTAAAAAACTTTTCTGATAAGATTAAAAATGGAGAGTTAGAAGTTGAAGTAGCAGGCTGGTGGCCAGGTGTAGCCGGAAGTTATACTTTAAGGGTAACAGTAAAGGAATCCGAAAATAGTCGAATATTAGACGAAAATTAGTCAAATATCATGAGTTTTGATTGAACAATCGTACTTTTTTAAGGATTTTGGAAGAATTAGAATGGCCAAGAATTTATTTGGTATCTCCCAAGCAATTTTATCATGCAGAGGGAGATAAGATAAAAGGTTCTTATGGGATGGCAGGATTAGGAGATTCAATCATTACTCTTGAAAAAGGGTTAAGAGGAAGAGTTTTAGCAAACACGATATACCACGAGATAGCACATCATTTATTTCCACATCGCAAGCATTGGTGGATTGAATGTGCAGCAGAGAGATTGGCCAAAGGGGGAGGGAGAGGATATTGGTCAATTCAATCTAGACATACTGTAGATGAGATGCCTTCAAGGAACGAAATGTTAAAGTTATTTAGAAGGGCATCCAAAAGGTTTAATAATGGATAATATTGTTGTAAAGGCTCCCATAAAACAAATAGAAGTTGAACGTCCCACATTAAAGCGCATTGTGGAGTGGCTTCTTCCGTTGCCTGAATATAGCGTACTCTTTGGAATGGCAGAGGATGGGCTTCCTATTCTGCTAGATGCCAAAGACACATTATCTCCCAACGTCATTGTATGGGATAAACTTGCTCGCCAAAGTTTGCATATCCTTAAAGTGATTTCGGAGTATTTATTTCAGCATCGCTCTCAAAATACTGAGATTGAATTTATTGTCCTAACCTTGTATCCTGAAGATTGGGGAGAATTAAATAAGTATGGGATGGGCGCACAGGGAAAAACATCTTGCATTGGAATCATTCCTTTTGGTTCTAAGTTAGCGGAGAAGGTAATGGAAGGTCTGGCCAAGTGGGTAAATGAAAAGCACAAATCATCCAAGCAGCCCGTTATTGTGCTGGTTGATGGACTTGAAAATGTAAACAGGATGAGCAAGGATTTTCAGGATCATTTTCGATATCTGCTTGATCTTGGACGAAAAAAGAATGTTTACATCATTGGAACTTCTCATAAGAGCCATTTTTTTCAGGTCTATAAGTGGTTAGATGGATTTCAGAGAGAAATATATGGAAGACAAATTGATTATGAATTTGAGTGGATAGATAGAAATAATACAGTTCTTTTTTATACCCCAAGAACGGAGTTGATATGAACGTAGAAGGTTTGGTAGGAGTATTTTTGACGAGTGCCTTAGTTTCCTTATATGCTCTATCTCGGAAACATTGGAATGAGGCAAGCATTTTTCTATTCTTTGTGATTGCATCTGTTTTGGGAATTGCATTCAAACTGCTTCAATGAAGTGGTTAATTTTGTGTGACCTTGCCTGGGCGTTGTATGACAAGTCTTGTATCTCCGGCAAGTGGAGAAAATATATAAAACATAGAAAGGAATGCAAAGAGTGTAGATATGAAATACGATGAAGATGAAACCCCTGAGACAGAACCATCCGATGAGCCGCCCATTGTTCTAGATGGAGATGACGATACGGGTGAGGATACAGAGGAAGAATGAGAATATTTTATGTGGCCTTCGGATTAATCTTCCTTGGATTTGTATTTGTAAACACGATGATTCCAAAGGAGTCCTGTATTGCAATTCCACTTGAAGTAGCTGTACCCATGTTTAGATGTATTGCAGGATTTCTTTTATTTGGTCTTTTTGGCACACTTGTCACTCCAAATAGAATCATAATGGGATATCCTAAAGGGTTGTTGATATTTGTATATGTCATTCTTTTACTTGGATTGTTTGTTTTTGGGAGTGCTGGAATGATAGCGACCCCAGAAAACGTGGCAAACTGTACAACTATATTTGGAAATTATTAAAGAGATAAGATATGATTGCTAAATTCCTTTTCATCATGTTCTTGATTTGTATTGCTCCAATCGCAAAGACTGTAATCTTAGAAACCTGGAAATATCTTAATGGTAGGTCATAATGAACGTAAATTTACAAACGGAAACGGTCAAGCTTTATCCAAGGCGCATCTTCAAGTGTGTCCAAGAGAACAGAGTAATGGAACGTCAATATGTATCCAAGGATCACAAGGGCAATTATCGTTGCGGCTCATGTGGTTCTAATGTACAGGATGTAACTGATACGGAAACTGGCAGGGACTTCATGGAGATTCTTGCGATATGAGTGGCCTTGATCTGGTTTATGAAAATATGAAGAACTGGCGAGACAACTTTCCTGGCATCAATTGTGTGTCGGTATTCTTATTTGAGGATCAGTTACGGGTCAGGATAGATTGGCTGGATGGGATGAGTTATACCTATGTTATTCCAAAACTCGCCTTAGAAATTCAAGAATTGGACATCTTTGGTGACATGATCTTATCTGAGGCAGAAAAAGCCTATAAGATACATACAGTAGGAGAAGAATAATGACAAGCAAAAAACTCTTGTGCGATCATATCTATAAGACTGTAACGAAAAAATACCTGCGGACAGAAAGAGAGCCTTATGGAAGAGAGCATCGTATAACTGTGTATAAAAATTTCGAGTATTTTTCTGAAAAACAAAGATGCATCCTATGTAGAGATGAAAGAATAGTAGAAAGAAAGTATTTTGCGTTTTGAGTAGGGGATTTTATTTTGATTAGGCTATATACATGGATGAAGTTGTGGGAGCAGAACGTAAAAAATCGTCTTACGTGCTATAGCGAACACCGGCATCCTCGTACATTAAATTTATATGAGAGAAGATGAGAGTTGGCTTAACCAGATGAGCATACTCTCATCTATATCGTATACCAATCGTTCATTTCGCATATATTAATCATTAATTCTATATGAGAATGTGGGCATGTATTATGAGTGCATGATAATAGTTTGATTAGAGTATTCTTATACATATTGTATACCAATCGTATGATGATTCTAATGTACTATTTCATGTATATGGTAATATGGATACATAGCAAGCCAGTGACACTGTGTCACAATACTACTAATAAGGAGATTATCAAATGAACGCTCAACCTAAGAATCGAATGTACGTACTAGTAATCGCTTTTGTCCTGTTTGTTGCCTTTGTTACGCTTGCATGTGATAGCGGGCCGTCCTGTGGTGATCTGTGGGGTGATACACCATGTGCCGATATCCATCCTGAGAATATCATTTTAGGTGACAAGTCCGACATCGAACAGGCCGTAAGTGATGCGCTTGCTGGTGATAATCCGCAGAACGTACTCTCTGGTGGGCAGCCATAAGCTTATATAGTGTCACAGAGTAAGGGAGCATATGCTCCCTGTAATGTGCAGTACGGTTACAAGCCCGTACCACTAATATAAGGAGATATAACATGAATAAGTATTCTGAGCTAGAAGAGAACGATAAGGATGACAAATTTTGCCTGATGTTTGTCTTGCCTGTTATTTTCATTCTGCTTGTCATTGCATCCACATGGACATATGTTAATTGGCTAAATGCGCTATAAATCACATTCTATTTTCCTATACATGATAAGGAGATAAATTACCATGAAACACCAAATTTTCAAAAAGGTTAATGACTCGTACTTTTGGAATATTTGGCCCGCTAATACTTGGCTATTTGGGCATATTTCATTGGATATATGGATTAGAATAGATGATTGGAGATTTTATTCGATCAGCAAATCTAGCGCCAATGATGCAGAATACTACTGCATTATCTTCTATTTGGGTGCTTTGAATGTATCCTATACGTGGATGGCATAACATGAACCTAGACACAATTCTCACTTGTCTTTTTGTCCTATTAGCATGGGCATTCTTTACAGCACTACTCTATTTGATAGTTTTTGCCGTTGCTTGGCAGTAGGACTATACCATGACTGCCGAAAATGAATCTACTTGGAATAGTGCATGGCAATACATATTCTCTAATTGGGGATGCGTAGAATGGCGGCCTTTGCCAAGTACAATCAAGAAAACTCTTGGCTTGCATAATTCAATCGGCCTTTGTTCAAGTATGCTTATCACACGGACGGGTGCAAGCGGATTGAATGAGTTTATCTCAAGAATCAATAGCAAGCATGGCGGAGCATAGAATGAGCATTGAACAACAAGCGGCCCAAAACNTTATAGAACGCGCTATGCATAGCACAGAGTACCATACTGCGGAACTATTGCTAAATTCTGCTCATAGGCTTGACTCTACACTAGATATAAACCGTCTAAAATCTGTATGGCTTGAAAATTGGTTGAAAGATAATCAGAATAGAAGTGTAAAATGAGCAAAAATTCTAATTTTGAAAAATGGACTGTAGAAGAGATGCGGAAAGTACGCCGTGAATGGATTAGTTATTATCTCCAACAGGGATTTACTACACTTGGAATTATCAAGCGAACTGTCCGTAGGCGTGAATCATGGTTCTACGGTCTTGAATTGAAAAGGTACTACTACTATGAATATCATTAAGATTATTAATAACGCTATTGTAACTATGCTTCGAGCTCTACGCCTACGCACTAAAAAATATCCGCCAAAACTCTACCATAAGACGCGGGCGGATTACATTGAAAAGATCAAAAAGATGAAAGATTCAGACAACAAAAAGGATAAATAATATGCAAAATTACATCATACAAGATGACACAGTGTTATTCAGACAGTCCTTCAATCGGGATGTCCTGCAAGGACTATTTGTAACCCTATATGCCCTAGAGATTACAATCTATGATACTAACAGTAAACTCTATCCGCATAAAGTATATATGAGTGAATCAGAATTCATATCTATTCTAGAATTGGCGAAAGGAATATAACATGGAAGCTAGACTATATCAACATATTGCACGAAGACTAGAAGCTATTCAATCATGTAATGATGAGTGGATAGACAAACATGAACAGGCAATTGAATCTCTTGTAATTGGCTATATGCCACATGGTTCTGGAATTGATAACGGTACATTTATAGATATTGTCAATAGCACGCCCAATAAACTTATATTCACATTTGGATACCACCATATGAATGAGAATGGCTATTATGATGGATGGACTGAGCATAAATTGATTGTAACTCCCTCCTTTGCTTTTGGTATAGATATACGGATTACAGGACGTAACAGGAATGATATCAAGGATTATCTATATCAAACATTTGAGTATGCTATAAATTTAGTTGTGGATGCGTAATCCACAAAAAGAATAATAGGAGCGTGTACCATGAATCTAATCAAATATGTATCACAGTATAAGAACGTTGAATTGTGCCAAAAATGGGATAATAATATTCCCGCCAATGAATTGCAGGACAGTGAACTAATGCTATTACTAGACTCTGAGATTAGGTACTTGCAAGATGCTTTCATGTTCTTGCAAGCCCAGGACATAACCGGAGCATTAGTAAGCATCAGAGACGGGGATTATAAGGAAGTCTATGTCACTGAATCATCCCGCCCGTATGCCCTAACGTCCATCTATCATCCAATTGACTATTACCTATAGGAGATTATGACATGCCAAAATACGCTACGATCCTTTTGATTATCCTACTAGTCGAATTCATCCTGATTAGGATGTTAGGAGTGTAAATTCTCACCATACTATAACCCCACATTAAAGCCATTCTAATTAAAGACAAGTAAAATTAAATTACAAAAAGGAGTATAAAATGAGCAAAAAAGATTATATTAAGTTTGCAAAAATGATTAATGAACGTATTCAAGAGTTATATAGTGATCAAAATAATGATGTACCTAATATTCCGTCTCATATTTCGGAATTACAGACAATTTCCCTGCGTATGCTTGATATTTTCTCTAGTGATAACCCAAACTTTGATCGTGAGAGATTCCTTGAAGCTTGTGGATTATCTTAATAATAAACTTTCAAAAATAGGAGATATAAAATGAAACACACTACAATCAAATCATATCAGGACGCGAAAGAATATCTGCAAGGTAAGAAATCCCGACCCTATGCTCATAACACGAGAATCACAATCGACTCTCTTGACTTGGGCCATGAAGTAATTACGGTTACATATCATGATAATCCGATTGTAAACTTCTATCCCGATGGAGTTGCATCCTTCTCATCCTGTGGATGGAAAACTCCTACAACCAAAGAGAGAATTAATTGGTTTTTACCCGATGGATTCAGTTTATATCAGGAAAAATCAGTATGGCATGTAGTGAAACATGGTACATCCTACAACTATATCAACTATGTTTTTGCGGATGGCTTGGCTATAGACAAATTTGGGAATGTCTATAATGATGCGCCTGCCGATAACATAAAGGACACGATTAAAGCTATTAAGAAATTTGTGGATGGCTATATTAAAGCTCTTCTAAGTGGAGAGATGGATTCCCCGTCCGGTGGAGACTGCTGGTATTGTTTGATGGAAAATGAGCAGGGAAAGAACTTAGGGGAATTGACAAGTAATAATGAACATATTCTTTCACACTTTGAAGAGTCATATTATGTACCATCTATGCTATTGAATGCTTATAAATTCAACAAGCGGTTAAGCCAGTTCACAATGAATGCAGTTTATACGTTGTGGAGTGGGAGCAAAGTCTCAGAGTGGGAATCTTCTCTTGTTGCAAGAGATGTAAAATCCTGCCTGACTGCCTATCTTAAGCATCTATTAGGAATTGCACAATGATTGACTCTAATTTTTATATCCTAAGAACAGCACGATTAAAGCCGCGTGAAAAAGCTAGGCGATTAAAGCATCTTGAGAATACCCTAGCAGCATTGGCACAATATCACAAAGTTTGTAAACCATTAAAGCGGCCTATAATTTTCCGCTTGATGGTAAATTATGAAACACTATTGAATTCAAAAGGAGAATAAAATGTCTACAGATATTTCAAATCGTGATGACGTGATTGATTCTCGCGATGTTATTGAGAGAATCACAGAACTAGAATCAGAAATGGAATCTTTTATGGAAGAGAACGAGATTCCAGATTCCGAACGTGGAAACGTCAATAATGAAAAATGGATGGATTGGGAGGAATCAGAATCAGGCACAGAACTTAAAGCGTTGCTAGACTTGCAGAGTGAAGCAGATTGTAGCCCTGATTGGATATATGGCGAGGCTCTAATCCGAGATTCTTATTTTGAGGAATATGCCAAAGAACTTGCAGAAGACATAGGTATGGTAAAAGATGTTACGTGGCCATATACTTGCATTGATTGGAAAAAGGCCGCAAGAGTACTACAACAAGACTATATGTCTGTTTCCTTTGATGACATCGATTACTGGATTAGGGCATAAATATGGATGAATTCCCAAATGCCAAAGGCTATACATTAACACAGTGTCACTTAGGGGGAGTGGCACGAGCAAAAACTGCCGGGCGTCATCCTGCTTATGGAATTTTCTTGCCCAATGTCATGCTGTGGGATAATCTATATCCATCCACATATCAGCATGGTATAGCAGGCGGCAAAGCACGAGCGATTAAAGCCACTAGAGATACAAGAGGAAGGTTTACGAAGGATTAAAGTCTTCATACCTAATTTTCACGTCCTGCTAATTCAAATGTTATATAATAAATAAAAACAAAAAGGAGATTACGACTATGAAAACAAAAACGATTGAATTGTACACGTTTGAAGAGCTTCCAGAAGACATTCAGGAGGATGTTTTAGACAAATATCGTGATATTAACGTTGAAGTTGAATGGTGGGATTATGACGGGAAAACCGGATTCAACTCTACTGAGATTAAGAAATATCGTCTAGATATGGAATATTCCGATGATTTGCTTGACTATAAAAAGATTTATTTTGACTGTGGGCAGGGATGGTACATTCAATTTGTGGATGCAGAATTTAAGCACGATGAGACTGCTCGTAAATTCCTAGGCGTGCCTAAGTCGTTATGGGATCAGGTAGAGTGGACAATTAATGACCAACCTCATCGAGAAACGAGTACACGCTTAGAGTATGAATCTGGGTATGCAAGAGACTATAGGGACTTCACGCCCAAACAGAAAGCAATTCTTGACAGGGCGGTGGAGAGATTTTCTGACAAGATGGAAGAGGCCTTGAAAGGTCTAAGAGAAACTTATGAATACCTTTGCACAGATGATGCGGTAAAAGATACCATCATTATCAATGAATATACGTTTACGATTGGTGGAAAAATGGACAATGGATAGAATCGAATTCTACTCTGACCAAGATATTAAAGCCTGGATTGATGAATTTCAACGTTCAGAAAATCTAGAAAAAATTGTACTGCCTTCTGTGCCGTTTTCCTGGCATGAAATAATAAGAGAATGGCGCAAAAGGCAGGATTTGTACGATCTATAGGAAAGGAGATAAACCAAATGAAAATTACATCTGTTGAAGATATCTTCAGCGACCCAAGTATTCGAGCAATTGGTATAATTGCTGATCCTAATACCGGCAAGAGCAACACCATTTATCATTGCATTAAAGCCCTACAAGCTAAGTACACAGCGAAAATGTACGCCTACGGACTGCGCGTGATGTTTGAAGGTGTACAACGAATCAACTCCATTGAAGAACTTGAAAAAATAACAAATTCGGTTATATTTCTTGATGAATTTCCAAGTCTCTTCAGCCTAAATAATCGCAGGCAGGTAGAAAAATTCGAGGAAAGTATGAGAAAAATCTACCATTCAAATAATATTGTGGTAGTTTGTGGCCTGCCACATAACTTCAACAAGTTTCTTTCATCTCTGCTGAATGCAATCATCTTTAAACAGTGTACGCTGGTAGACTTTATTCAACGCAGCCCTGCCGAACGCATCATAGCATCATTTAGCCCTGCCGTTGGAAGTACCATTCAAAAAGGTAGTCGTATGCTCACCATGCCAAAAGATACCGCCCTGATTTATGATGGTGAGCATTACTACGATGTTGATGTTCCTTACATTGAAGAGGGAGATGCAAAGCGGTTCAATGTACCTATCCTTACGCCAAAACTTGCACCAGTCAAGATTAAAGCCCGATAAGGTCTTTCCATTCTTGAGTACAAACTTATGTCAATTCTTATGTACAAATAGGAGAAAAATAAAATGAACAAACTTTCATTTATCACCATTACGCAGATCATTTCCTGGGCGAATGACACAATGTTACTTAATAATATTCAATTTCTAGGGGGTAGTCGTTCCCTGCCATATATCTTTAGAAATAAAGCCTACTATTATTTCAAGACGACTGGCAGGGAGTATGAATTGATTATGACAAGTGATAGAGATTTGGAGACATACTAAAATGAAAAAATTAAATCCTCAACCGACCTGTCCTGAATGCGAGAAATTGTCAAAGGTATCAGAAGAATTTAATAAAATTGGGGCTTTTCTTGATTGGCTGTCTGAAAAAGAAATTGTCTTATGTAGATGGGAAGCAAATGACGATGAGAATACAAGAGAATATCTTGATGATGTTCTTTTGCCTATTCGTAAATATCGTGGATATTCTGGCATTGAGCAATTGCTTGCTGATTATTTTGAGATCGATTTGGAAAAGGTAGAAAAAGAACGAAAACATCTTTTAGCTTGGATACAGGGGCAATCATGACAACTCTTACAGGCCTAAAAGATGCTGAATATATGGCACAGTTTCTCGGCAAAAAGATTGCTGTTAAGTCTTCAAAATACCCAAAAAGGTATTATCTCTATCCTATGCTGTATTCCATCAATGCAGATAGAGAAGCACAGGTGCTAGATACAGACGACAACTTACATGTATTCCAGTGGGACGACTTGGAAAATCCTTATATCTTATTGATACAAGACGTGGAGGTAATTCTAAAATGACTACAAAACTTGTCTCAGCCAATATGGGAATTGTCTTGATTGTGGAAAAAGATGGAAAGCAGGAAACAAAACAATTTAGTTTGGAAATCCCTAGATGGGAAACATCTAATCCCCTATATCTTGTGGATAATTTATTGGCATTTCTTAACACAGGACTAGAATGCAATGCATGTTTTGATTGGGTAAAATTTCCTGAAATCAAACTCGCCAAGTCCAAGAAGATTAAAGCCCGTCAGCCTGTTTCACAGAAGGAATTCAATAAAAAGATCAAGGAGTTGGGTTATTGAATTTTCTCATCTTAATCTAAGGTAAAGCCAAAGTCTCCGATGTATAATAAGTGCCATACATCGCCCCAAGATAATAAAAAACTTCGCCCAATATTAATTAAAGATTAGTCACAGTACCAGAAGGACGGCAAAGATGATTTCAGTTCCTACATGGAAACAAGTTGAAGATTTGTATAAAGAAAATCAAAATATACATGATGAAAACGCATTGAAGCTCATACAAATTCTAGAATTGGAACAACTTCTGTATGATTGTAGGATATTAGAAATGAAGGATGGAAGTCCTTGTTGGTGTTGTGTAGATACAGAATTTTTTCCTCATGAAGATGCCTGCATTAAAGCTCGTCAAGCTACAGAGGCTTTCTGGAAGGGTGAGAAGAAATGAAGATGATTTTAGTGACTACGCGGGATGAAATAGAAGAAGGATGTCATCTTGTATCAGAAGAATTCTATAAAGAGGTTGCTCTATTGATACTCATTAGTAACTTATCTTGGGATGAAGAAGCAAAGAGCAAAGCTTTCCATGATGTTATCAATATGGTTGGGAACGAGAAGAAATGAAAGCCCGTTCTGCTCACTCATACAAACAATCTTTTAAAGCCCTCTCCGACAAATTCAACTTTGGAAAATACAAAGGCGATACAATCGAAGATATAATCAAGATCGACCCTGGCTATATTCTTTGGGCGCATGATGAAAAAGTTGCGAAGTTTACAGAAGAAATCTTGCAATATGCAGAAGAAGCAGAGGATGAAGAATATTACAATCAATCTATGGACTATAATGATCGTGGGATTGATATGTATGACTTCATGGCAGATTAAAGCCCATTCCTAAAATTCTAATCTGATTTTCATATAAATTTCACCTTCCTGATTTATAATGAATTTTGAGGAACTTATGATGAACATGACTAACGAAGAACTAAAAAAGATTGTGAGTGATATACAAAAAATGGTGGATGAAAAAATGAAAGACGCATTTATCAATGGTAATTTTCCCACTTATGTTTCAAAAACACAATCATCTTGGGGAAATTCTACTGCTTCTTATTCAAGAATTTCCCCCACAGACGTAGAAGCAAGAGGCCTGTTTTCTTATCAAGAACCAGAGCAGGATGAGCAGGGAACGTTTTATGGATATAAGGTGCTACATAGACATTGCAGAAGTTGTTGTGAATTGTCATCCCCAAGGTTTTATAGTGAATGGCATCATGGAGAATTGCATTCTGATAGAGTCCCTTCAGGAAGATCAATGCATGGAATTCATTTTACCAAGTGCCCTGACCATCCCGAATTAAGGCAATATATAGAATATTCGTATTTATATTCGTATTCTGTCATAGTAAAGTGCGCTTTATCTGGAACGATTGTAGAAACGGAACAAGGATTTAGAGCTGAACATGCTCAAATCATAGGAGTATTAGAAGATGGAAACTGGAAAAGTTATCAGGATTATCAAGAACGTTCCCGCACCTATTCCGATAGAAATAGGCAAGAAGAATGGGAAGAAGAATGGAGATTCTCCTTTGGAAATACCTCGAAGGGAATTTGGAACGCCTATTACAATCCCTCTGCCGACTCGTAAAGAAGAAGTGGAAGTCTAATCTTATTCCAAGGTTCTTCTCATGTCTATGATTTATAATGATAAAAGAAAAAAGGAGCAACCATGAAATACTGCATTATGCATGAAACCGTCACAAATCTTCCGTTTGAAACATCTGAAAATTGCTTGTTTGTTGAATGTCCCCCTCCTGCTGAGTGGGATTTAGATGGATGGAAATGGATGTTTGGACTTCCTGAGCCTACAGAAGATGAACTTATTTTGATGGATATGAACGCCGAAGTTTTTGAAGCAGATTTTATTGGAGAATAATAATGGTCAATGTGAGAACAGAAATCCTAAAAATTTACGGAACGCTTCATACCAATTTTGGTGTATTTGAGTTGCTTATGCCTGCACCGCAAAAAATCTCATCTGTCGCATGGTGTACAGTGAAAGATACTTATTATTTCTATGTGAGAAACTTTCGAGGACGAGCCACATACATTTATCTTCATGGTGAGTTTTTGGTGGATTTCTCTACCGCAGGCGAGGAGAGAGAAATTAGCTATATAATTGACGATGAGAAAGGAGAGGCCGTAGAGATTAAAACTACCCTTGATACCTATTCAGTCATTGGATAAATATATTTGACTTGCGCTTTAGGAGGCGCAGACTAAAATCATGAAAGCTAAAACAAATACAGAGTTTGCAAAAAAATGGACAGGATGTGTTGAAATCAAGACAGGGGATAATGTTGCCAAGTTGACATCCATCCAGACCGACAAAGAAGGCAAGGTAAAAAAATTCCCTGGCGATTTGGAATCTATCAAAGTGAAGTTATCTGAACTTCCCAAAGTTGCACAGCGATTTATCAAGCCTAATATGGAGAGCAAGAAATTCCGTGTGCGGCTGAATGATGATGGAGATGAGGTAGAGACTGTTACTCCGTATAGCGGAGTATTTCGTGGTCGGGCTACTGGACTTGGCCCGAAGACTCAAGAGGGCGATTTTAAACTTATCCATCGTGTCTACAATGAAGGCACAGAAAAAGAAAATCGCCACGATGAATTCATTTCCATCTATGAAATCACTAGCGACAAGCGTTTTGTGGGCGTCGAACTTCCTGCCTTCTATCTTCACTACAAGTTTGAAGAAGACCCTGAGAACGAAGGTTTTACGCAATATAACACGGCGAATACCCCTCAAGCTACCCAACTTCATAAACTGATTGCGTGGGCAGAAGTGCATGGTGACATTCTTGATGAAGATGTACGTTGGCGTGATGAAGATGATGGTACGATCCTCGAAACTCTTGAAGAGCGTTTGCTGGAAAATGATCGTGATGTCAACCTAGTGTTTGAGAAGGGCTACATCAAGTCTGTTCAACCTGTGGAAGATTACGAAGAAGTTGGAGACGAAGACGATGTGGAAAAAGTCCCTACTAAGGCAACTGTGAAAAGAATCGAGAAAGTTATTCGTTATGAAGATGATGAGCCTGATTTTATGAAGGAGCCTGAGCCTGTAAAGCCCGTCAAGAGTGTGGGCAAGAAAGTTCCTACCAAGAAGAACAAAAAAACATCTGATGAGGATGATGATCTTTAATTGAAATGTGGTGTGGTCTAGCTTTAGTATGTGATACGGTAAATCTGCCTACCATACAGTAATCCCGTATGAAATCCTTACGACAAGAACCTTAAATCGTTGCTCAATGAACGCAAAAGCAACAGCCACAAATTGACCAGACGTGTGTGAGTTGTTTCTGCCGATGCCTTTGTCGGGTTGCTCATCATAAGGCGTAGCGAAGATTTGAGACTAAGTATCGTTCTGGAACGGGAAACTACGGCACACATTTAATTTGACTGAGAGAGTGGAGGAACCATCGGAACTACTCTCTCAGCCTTTCCCAAGGAGAAAATAAAATGCCGACTACAGATGAAGTTGATCACCACGAAGAATCATTTAGAAACGCAGAATCACGCAGGCGCACAATCTTTAAGGTTATAGAAATCATTCTTTGGCTGATTGTGACTATAATTGTTGTTACCGCTTGTATTAGTTTTACAGTGTTAGCCGGATACTTTCAATAAGGAGATATAGATGAATAAACCAATGACTCTTAGAGAAATTAGTAAGTTGATAGATGGTCTATCTGTTGAAGATGCGATGACAGATAAACGTGTCTTTGATTTTCTTGGTGCAGTACAAGAATCGGGAAAGGAATTATTGAAAGAACGAGGTGGAGCAAGTTATGTTAAAGATGCCGCTGATTTGCTCTGTGCGTCTGTTGTAGCAGAAATGATCGAGCAAGGTGATTTTGTGGAAGCCCTTGAATTGTTGTCTAATCCGCTAACACTAAAAAAGATTATGGGAATTGCCTTTATTTATTCTGTTGGAATCGGCATAGTTGAAGAACTTCATTAGATGCCAAATCTTTATGATACATTGCTCGAACGAATGGAAGGCAGGAGTTATGGACATTATTTCTCCTGCTTTTGTGTCTTTGATGTGCATAAAAGCCCCGCCATGTTGGTATATGAAGATGGGATGTTCGTTTGTTTATCCTGTGGCAAAAAAGGAAATCTAAAATATCTAGATAAGGTAACAGGATCACATTTTATTCCACAACGTAATAACACTGTGTCACGAGTCCTTCCTCGTTGGCGCAAGTGGGAAGAAAAATATGGAGACTTGGAAGGTATCATATTTGCGGCGCATAGAACATTAAAGCGATATCCAAAGTTTCAGGAATATTTCAAAAAGAGAAAAATCTATGAATACATTGATGAAGGTAACATTGGTTACTTGGATGGTTGGGCTACTTTTCCTGTTTATTCCTCCGAACATAAGATTATTGATGTCGTGGTCAGGACAATCTCTGGAAAGGGTGATGTTCGCTATGTTGTTCATCCTGATACTTCTGAGATGCGCCCGTTATATGTTCCTTCGTGGGATAAGGTAAACCAGTCTCAAACAGTTTATGTGGTCTACGGGATAATTGATGCTATCTCTTTGTATCTTGCAGGTCTTCCAAGCGTGACGGGTGTGACCGGAAAAAGTCTGAAAGCGGAGTTATTAAAGCCCCTTGGGAAAAGATTTATTATTGTACCTGATGCAGATGAGGAAAAAGAGGCATATAAACTGGCAAATAAACTAGGATGGCGTGGACGTGTCCAAAAGATAGATTACCCATCAAATTGCAAAGACCCCGATGACATAAGAAAAGAATATGGGAACACAGCCTTATTAAATCTTTTAGGAGCCTAGTACAATGAATCTTCGTGAGCTATCTGAAGTCAACTTTGGTCTGGTTATGGATGGAAGGCTTCCAGTAAGCATGTACAAGCCAGAATGGTTCGAGACGCCCTTCAATGATGGAATTGAGATTTTGCTCAAGCCAGGAAGCACAAAAGAGGATGTAGCCAAATGCTTATCAAGTGCTTATATCAGCGATGCTCATGATGCTGTAGCACATTGGAACGGAATAGGTGAAACGGAAAATTTTGACTGGCCAAAGTCACTAAGAGTTGCCTATGAAAATTTTCAGCGGGGAAAGAAGTTAGAGAAGTTATCCAAAAAACTGAAAGAGAACGAAGAAGTTGACATACTACCTTTGTATGGAGAATTAGGCGCGGCAATTGCTAATGAATCGTTTGGATTAAAGCCTGCATCTGAAATTGACTACAAAACCTATAAACCATTCAAGCCGTGTGGTTATGCTCCTATTGATAACACACTTGGCGGTATCCCATCGGACGGCCCAATTATCATCTATGGACTAACGGGCGTGGGCAAGTCCAAATTTGCTACGGCTATTATCAACGGGTTACTTCATAAATATCCAAATGAAACAGCCGCAATCTACACTTTGGAGATGAACGAAAAGCATTGGTTGTGGCGCACAATGAATTTATTTCCGAGTATGAAAGACGTCCTGCCACGTTTGCATGTCTCTGGAAGTGTAAAAGATATCGAAGAATTGATTGCAGAGGTTACGGCCAAGAAAGTTGATTATGTTGTTCTGGACGATATGGACAATATGGTGAAATCCTCGGACGCTTCAGAGTATGAAAGAATTTATCGACGTGTGAAGGAAGTATGCCGGTTCATGTCCATCCCATTCTTTGTGCTTGGTCAGCCTAATCGTAATGCCAAGTTTGCTGTAGAAAGCGGAGAACGATTTTTGGGAAGGTTTGATGTGGCATGGTCAGGAAGTGCAGAGAATAGTGCAGCACTTCAAATTGCTCTACAAACGGCAAACGCTCTGGATATGAAAGCAGAAACATTTCCAACTACAGATAACGATATGGATTACATTGTATTTTGGAAATCACGTGACGGGTGGCCTGGCGATTATGATCCATCTAAGGCAGTTGGCCCAGGAGCGGTTGTGATGGAACATTCTGCGAATTGGAATGGCAAGCCATATGCAGGCAGATGGAAATTGTGGCCTGTTGCATCTGGCAGCAAGAAAATGAGTAAAAAGAAAAGAGATGAATAATGACATATATGCTTTGGCAAATATTGGACATGAAAGCCCCACTCTCTGCAAATATTCTTCAAGCTCTGGATTATCATACGAAGAAGTATGGCACGCATCCCAATATTTTAGAGCATTCTAAGCATCTCTCAGGTGTGCCTAATGTTGATGGTGTAGAATTTATGCCAGTGAGCGTCCCAAAGAACATTCTGCTGATCGGAGTAAAGATATGAATGATGTTATTGAAGTGAAACCCTATTCTATGGATGATGTTATGTGTGTTTGGATAGAGCAAGAAGATGATGGATATGGATATTGGGATACGGGGTGTGGAGAAAGCCATTTATTCTTTGGAGGCACTTCCTCTGATAATCATTATAAGTTCTGTCCCTATTGTGGCAAGCCTATCAAAGAGGAAAAATGAAACATCGTCGCTTCGCCTACTGCTGGAAGCGAAACCGTTCACGATTTATTTATAGGCATAGATAATGAGTGAATATTCTAATTTTCCTTTTCAAGAATTTTCTACCGAAGAATTAGGTAAGATGATGGTCGAATCTATTCTTCTTGGTGATGATGAATTTGCGATTGCTTGCCGAGAAGAAATCAAAAAACGTCTTACTATAGAAGATAAAAATGAATATAGCCAATCCCAAAAATCTGAAAATCATTAAAGGCTTGCCGCCTGTCGCCAAGAAGGGGGATAAGGTATCTATTGATACTGAATTCTTTGGTATGGATAAAAAACGTCTTCATAGGCCACATGGAATATTTGCCTATATGGGATGCTCCTTTGATGGTGTGACTGTTTACTATATTGACGACGAATCAGATATTAAAGCCTTCCTTGATCGATTGGAAGATGGGGTATGGATTTTTGCTCATGCCAAATTCGACATCACACAATTACGCCGATATACTGAAATCACATCCCGTAAGAATTTATGGGATGTGATTTTAATCGAGCAGATTCAGTATTCTGGCTATTATTCTGATTTCTCTCTACAAGACCTTGTGCGCCGATATCTAGATACATATATGCCCAAGGAAGAACGTAAATCGTTCTCTGACACTGTATCACTTACAAAAGAGCAAATCGAGTATGCTTCAATTGATGTTGCATATACATGGCAGGTTTGGCAGAAGCAAAAGGAAAAAATTTGCGATGATGACCTTCAAATTTGGCGGGAAATAGAGCTTCCTTTCCTGTGGACACTTCTTTCAATGTCTGGTGTGCGATTGGATACAGAAAAATGGATTGCTTTGGCAAGAAAAAATGAAGCAAGGGCTAAAGAGATTCAAGCAGAGTATCCTGATATTAATCTTAACTCTCCTAAGCAAGTAAAAGAATATCTTGCAGGGATGGGATATAAAGTTAAGAGTACAGATGTTGAAGCCCTTACAGAATTAGCAGAGGATCATGTTCAATTTGCTACAGATATGCTTACCTATCGAACCTATGCCAAACGCTCATCCACCTATGGAGAAAAGTTTGTTACAGATTATGTAGAATCGGACGGAAAAGTTTATGCAGATTTGTATCAGATAGGCGCAGAAACCGGAAGAACATCTTGTCGTGCGCCCAACCTGCAAAATCAGCCTCACGAAGTTGAATATCGTGAATGCTTTATTGCAGATGAAGGGGAATGTATTATCGTAGCAGATTGGGGAAGTCAGGAGCCTAAGTTTGCGGCACACTTTTCACAAGATGCGGGGTTGATTGATGCACTCAACTCAGATGAGAAGTTGTATGTCCGTATCGCACGAGAAGCCTTAGATATTCATATCACAAAGCAAAGCCCCGAATATACTCACATTAAATCTACCATCCTTGGATTGTTCTATGGTATGTCCGCAAAAGGGTTGGCAGCACGAATTGGGTGCGAAGAAGATGATGCACAGAATATGATTGACAGCATTTTGGACACTTACCCTGGCATTGCTGAATATATGCGGCAGCAAAAACGTGTCAAGGATTATGTGACAACTGTTAGTGGGCGCAAGATTTGGCTGAATAAATATTCTTTCCAGTGGGAGCGCAATGCTTTGAATGCTCCCATCCAAGGCTCTGCGGCAGATGCTATGAAAATTGCATCTCGTAGATTTATCCAACAGAAGAAACCTGCTTGGAGATTGCTGTTGCTGGTTCATGATGAATTGGTAATTGCTGTTCCCATAGCAGATTGTGAAGAAGCAAAAAAAGTTCTTGCATCTTGCATGATTGAAGTGGCAGAAGAACTTCATGTCGGTATTAAAGGCTCTGCTGAAGTATTTCATGGAAACTCATGGGCCTGCAAGCCATAGGAGATATAGAATGAGAGAGATGTTAGGTAGATTAATGTTTGTGCTTTGGATATTATCGGGGGCATTGGCTAGCATTTTCGGTCTTGGGGGACAAGATGACATCGCGTTGATATTTGCAACAGTGTTTGTAAGTCCAATTATTCTGTATTTTGTATGCATAATTATTATATGGATTGTCAAAGGCGAATCCTGATACTATTTTCACCTTCTATTAATATTCATAGGATAAAATATACATTAAAAGGAGATATGAGATGGATAATAAAGAACTACAGAATGTTAAAATAACGGGATTAGATATTCCATTCTTTAATTTAGCAAATTTTGTTTTGAAACTCTATTTTGCATGGTTACTTGCCACAATTATCATGCTTCCAATCATATTTATTATATCTTTATTTGTTTTTATTATTTTTGGCAACTAAGAACATGAAACAACACTGTCCTGTCTGTGCCGAACCCGTTTGTTCTCCCACTGGACGCTCTCAAGAACTGCTCATTGTGGGGGAGTTCCCAGGGCGTGAAGAAATGATTCAAGGCCGCCCGTTTGCTTCCAATCCAAACTTCATGACCGCTGGACGTATCTTGAAAAAGGAATTGGAGCGATGTGGTGTATCTCTGTCTGATTTTCGCATCTGCAACTTGTGGCTTCACGAGCCAAACAAAAATGAGAACTGTTTCAAGGCGGGATATAATAATGTATTAGATGAGGCTAAAGGCAAGCAAGCTATCCTGCTTGTAGGTTCAGACACAGTAGAAACCTTCACAGGCTACAAGGTGAGCGATGTCACTGGATTGCAAGTAGATTCAAATGTATTGAGTGCGCCCATTATCTATGCATCTGTAAATCCTGCCCTTGCTCAACATAGGTCGCTTGGGGAAGTACGATTTGCAATTGAAAAATTTGTTCGCAGATTGGAAATAGAAAATCTATTATGAATAAATCTATAGCTATTATTGATGGACAAGTCCTGTCTCGCAAGAACTTTCTATCTGCTATTGACCAAGAGATAATTCATCTCCATGATACAGGCGATATTCAGCAAGTAATGAATGTATTGAATGGGTTGGGTGCTTTGGAAGATGTGTCAGGACACGCAAAGGCTAAGTTGTTATGGGCTTCAAGCGAGTGGTATAGGCAGAATGTTTCTAATGAAAACTTTGCTGACCATGTGACATCCACGACTGCCATCAAAAAGATCACAGTGGATAGATATGTCTCCACTTGGCAATACATAGAGGAATGTGTCATTCCTAAGCAGATTGCAGAACGCGCTATGCGAGACTTAGTTCCTATCGCTATGACGTTGAAGCAGGGTTATGACATCTCCAAAGAACAGTGGCGTAAGATTGATCTATGCGCCAGTGATGGAGAATTGCGAGACATTCTGCGGAAGATCAAAGGCAAAGCAGAGCGAAAGAACGCACGAGTAATCAAAATGGCACGTGATGGCTCTCTATATGGATATAAAGGCAAGCAACAATACTTTCTTGGCTATCTAAATATCAAGGAAGCTGAAAACAATGTTGTTCTGGCCGAGTTTATTGAGAAGATAAAGATTAGTGTAGGAGTGATTGAAGAATGAATATTCTAGAGAGATGGCAAAAAGGTAAGCCTGAAAACAAGACAGATGAAGCAGTGTTTGTATTTCTGGACGAACTTATTGATCGGAAGGGGTTTGATGATTGGTGGAACGGTATAGATGAATCTACACAAATTGAAATCTTAGAGTCTCTTGTAGAATCTATAGGAAAGATACATCATGATAAATAAACCAAAAGTTTATGTGGCTGGCCCTTATACCAATGGAAATGTGATGAGGAATATCAGCAGAGCAGTTATGGAGGGTAATTATTTACTGGCTCGTGGATTTATTCCTTTTGTTCCTCATCTTACAGGGTTTTGGGATTTGCTAAGAGGCCATGATTATGAAGAGTGGATGAGATACGACCTAGAGTGGCTAAAGTCTTGTGATGCCCTTCTTCGTATGCAGGGAGAGAGCAGTGGAGCAGACCTAGAAGTACAAGAAGCAGTTCGACTAGGAATTCCTGTGTTCTTTAATAACTCTGATTTATTTGAGCATTTTAAGGGCAGATCATAATGCCAATCACATTCACAGGCGATACATTTGAATCTACCAACCGTATTGTGACACAGTGTCATTCTTTGGATTGGGCATTGGGCGATAGGTTAGGTAATGTGGGTATCCCTTCTCGCTCTACAATCGAGGTTTATGGCGGTAAGAATGTAGGCAAGACAACTTTCTGCGTCTCTTTGATGGGAATTATCGGAGCAAAATTGGGGAAGAATATTACCTTTCTGGATTGGGAAGGGCAAAGCAAGGAAACCATTGAAGGCATCTTGGATGCACAAAGTTTCTTTGGCTCTGTCAATTATATGCTCAACAAGGGAGATGAATCATCTGAAGATACTCTGGAACGATTTGTAGAAGCACTCACAAATGATAACCAAAATGTTGCAACGATGGATAGTATTGGAGCTTTTCGTCCTACCGCTTTACTTGAGGGTAAGATTGGCGATGCGAATATGGGTGTGTTTGCTCGTGAGACAGGACAATTTGTTAATAAAGTGACACATATCTCTCTACGTGCTGATGAGCCAGGAGTTGTATTCTTAACCAACCATGTCCATCCTACCATTGGCTCAATGGTACAAGGACAAACAACATCAGGAGGCGAGAAGAAAAAGTATCTTTCTCATATTCGGATTGATCTGAAACGTGCTTACATTGGCAACTCACCTGTCAATTTTGGAGAGAGCTATTTATTACGAGGCAAGATAGATAGTAATCGTTTTGGCTTCTCTGGACGTGAATTTTATGTGTTCATCGTAGGTGGGGAGGGCATCAATATTGGACTAACTGCTCTATGGGATTGCGTGATTGCTGGACATGCTACGCTCTCTGCCAAGAGTATCAAGGATAGTGTTGTCATAAGTATGGATGATGTAAGTTATGGAAAATTTCGCACGATTTTTGGAGAAAGACATAACAAGGAATTTTTTGCCCCTTTTATCAACAAACTTCGTGAAGAGAATGACATAATGTCAGAAGATGTAGAGGAAGTAGAAGAACCTAAAAAGAAAAGAGGAAAGAAATGACTATTCTAGATTGGTTACTATTTATATTTTTTGTATTGCCTATCGGGATTATCCTATGGATGGGAGTTTTACTCATTATAAAAACATATAGAGGAAATAAATGAAAGGCACTATCTTTTTATCTATTATTTTGTTTCTTATCTATGCTTTGGAAAAAATGTTTTGATGATCTTGCCACGACCTGCAACATTAAAGAAATATGGATTGACTGAGCGAGATTGGAAAGAGTTGTACAACCTCGCTAATGGTATCTGTCCTATCTGCAAACGCTCAATGGAAAAGCCTGTCATTGACCATTTGCACACAAGAGGGTGGAGAAAAATGAAGGCAGAGAAGCGCAAGCGGTATGTAAGAGGAATTTGTTGTAATTATTGCAACAGGCGCAGGATTGGGCGAGGCATGAACTTGGAGATTGCTAGGAACATTGTGGAATATCTGGAACGATTTGAAAAAAGGATGAACAATGAAGTATAAGATTTATAACCAAGATGTCATGGAATGGGCCGAACAATGTCAGAAGGGAAAATTTCATGCCTTGATTTCTGATACAGAGAATGGTTATGTAGATTTGGCGCATAAGAGAATGGAGCATTGGACAAAATGAGCAGAAGATACTACACCGAGCCGCCTACACAGGGCAACATCCCCGACTTCTTGAAGAAGGCTTATCTTGCTGACCATATGCACAATCTTATTCAGTGGGCAAAATTAGAATACACGGCAGGTATGAACTATCTCAATGCTCACGCCTCCATGAGAACCATTATGTATTTTCAGCAAGAGGTATCTGCTATGCGAGTTTTAGCAGAGAGTGAAGCCTTCCGTGAGTTGTTGGAGTTATTGAACGAGCAAAATTATAATAAACTCTCACACAGAGAGCGAGCTTTTATCCGTCGAGCGTTTGAATTATTTAGGGCTTTGAGTTAGATACCTAGCTAGGTCTTTTACAAAATCTTGCCACGCATCCGCCAAATCCTCCTGTGACATCTTGTTAAGTATCAAGTGTACAGTTTCTCCACCTTCGGACATCTTGAATTTATCCGCATAGACTGAGCGAATGTATGCGCCAAAGGCACTCTTGATTTGATCTGAAACGCCTAGTTTAGCACAAAACTCTGAAATTGGTGATCTAATAGACATAGGGGGTAGGTACTACACTTTCTGAAAAACTTACCAATCGAGATGTAGTAATATAGTTTCTAGCATAATGTACACCATCTCGCTCGTAAGTATAATCTGATTTATTCCCGTTTGTTCTTAGAGGTATAAGAGTATCCACGCTTTTGCTGGTAGGGATACCCCAAATATTCGGGAAAGGGTCTGCTTTTACTCTGCCTTGATTGATCCCATTGGACACAATCAAAGGATATTCTACTCCTGATACCTTGAGACCAGGAATATTGACAGCGCAAAATATTAGGTCGGGACGGGTCAGGCGGTTGACTTTCTCAATCGGTGGGGGAGGATACCTACCATCCAATGTCTCGATGGGCGTCCCTTTGAGAGTAGAGCCTCCAATTATCCTGTGAATATTACCACAACAAGTGATGGCTCCTTGACGTGGTAAAGCTTTATTCAAATTCTCTTGGTTGATATAATCCTTATACAACTCAGTTCCATAATTATTAGTGAAGGCTTTTGCTCCATGTGTCAAACTCCCCCACTCAGAACACAGTCTATCTCGTTCCCAAGATTCCAAGAGCGTTTCATCCCAATGTTTATAGCCTGTATAGGGATGAACTAATCCCACTCTAAACCAATACCATTGCCATGCTTCTGTTAGGTCTGTATATTCGACCCAATATAGAGGCCAAACTTCAGGCGCACGAATTCTTTGACCCTTAATGTCTTTGGCTAAGTCGTCATGTTGAATGAATTTGTATATTCCGCCTGCTGGAAGAGGAATTCCTATAGGTGGTGGGGCGGGGGGTCTAACAACAATGCTGATTGGAAGGTTCATTTGGGAACGGGTCTGAGCGTGCCTACAATCGTTTCTTTGTAATAATTGATATCATCCCCCAAAATCACCACATAAGGCAGTTCTGGAAGCGTGGGGGGCTGTGTAGGGGTATCTACGGGCGTAACCGTCAACAGTTTTTGCCCTTTATGGATTTCTGCAATCCAACCCTCTTGTCCATTGAACAATACCTTCCACCATTTGTCTCCTGCATAGGCTTGTACAACGCCATTGTAGCTAATATTACTGACATATACATAGGCATCGTTTGGGCCTGTGCTGATGGATGTTCCCGCCAGAAGACTTCCAAAGGATGTTCCTATAATATGTGGCGTTTGTGGATAGGCCGTAGGCTTGCGGATAGAGCGATTTGTGAATGTGTTAGGCTTAAGTTCTACATGATCTATAGGCATGGGAGGTTCTCCTGTATCTCCATAACGAGTGTCAAATTCTTGCTTTGTTCCATTGAAAAAGTTCATATCTAGTTCTTTTGTCTGTTGCCCCCAATCTACAATAGGCGTTCCAAATTGCCAGTGGGTTAGGCTTGTCCAAGGGGCAGGGATTAGGACATTGATGGGGTCACTCGTATACCATGCTTCCCACAAGGGCCTGCTTTTGAGATAGTTATATTGATTTGCATTGGTAACAGAGTTAGAGTTGCCGCGAAAGAAATAATATCCGGTATAAAGACCTACTCGATACCCCGCTTGTTCTACTAACTGCATCATGGCCACGACATTGGCAAGTCCTTCGTGTTGGCCGCCGTAATTTTTCTCCCAATCTATGAAGACTTCCATATCAATCTTCTTACCCGATAAAAGATTGATAAGAATTTCGGCTTGCTTGCCGGGGGATGCTCGCCCATCATAAAACCAATAGATGCCGATCTTCTTGTTACATTTTCTAGCTTCCAAATAATTTCTTTCAAACTTTGTGTCTGTCCATGTATTCTGTCCCGCCCGAATGATGATAGCCTCGGTCTGCATACACATGACAGAATAAACAATATCCCCTTGATAAAAACTGACATCGGGGAATTGAACTACTCGTGTAATGGTTGCAGATGGATGGAAGGAGACGGGGTGAGTAGTCAAATAATTCAAGAGTGTGTGAAAATTTAGGCTTGGTCTTGTTTGGAGGAATTCCCCCATTTGTGCTTCGTCTCGATATTCAATCATGGCTTATTTGCTAACCTTTCGAGTACAGGCAAAAATCGTACAAGAGCTACAATAATTCCTATAAAGAACGAAATTGTCTGGACAACTAATGCGCCCCCCACAAACCTACCCCAAAAATTCATAGAGTCAATGAATTTTTCCACGTTTCTTATACGTTCGGGGATAGGTAGTTCTCCATTGCCTGTTATCAATAATTTATCATGAACATTTACATCATGCTGTATATCATTCAAAGCAGTATTGATGGATGTAATATTCTGTAAAATTCTTATATGTGTTTTTTGGCTATCTGTAAGATTAGCTAAAATATCTGGTGTGAGGTCGCTATTAGGCATGATGTCATCTTTCCTTCGGCCATAATTAGTCATGGGAATTTCATCTTTCATAAATAGAATCTCCCTGTACTTCTAATTATATAGGGAGTTGGGATAGGTATCCACTTCTAGTTTGTGACGTTCACACCTTTTATCTTATTCAATTTTCCTTTCCCTCTACCAACGGCTCCGCAGGCTTCACATCTAAAACCTTCCCAAAGTCCGGCAGGAGTTGGATATGTCTCACCCCATTTTAGGCTCTGGCTCTCACATTTGGGACATACATCAGCGTCATGGTCAGTATATAAACCAAGGTTAGGGTGGTTTGGTATCCAGGGAAGCATGCGAAGATATACCTCTTCGAGCAAGGGTGCAACATCCCGCTTGCAATATTCAAACATCTTTGTGAGATGCTCTTGGCTTCCTTCAGAGCAGTAAATCCAGTCTTCAATTTCCATATCAGATTTCCTGCCAATTCCAAACTTCATTCCCAAAGCATCTAAGCGGTTGTATGACCAGCCAAATACTTCTCTTGAAACCTTTAGAGTATCTACATTCATAAAGGGAGATGGCGGACTATATCCAGCCAAAAGAAATCGACTTTTCAGCTTCTTTATGTCAAAGTTTATTCCGTTTTGTGTTATTACTATATCGGCTTGATTTATCAAATCCCATATCCCACCTAAAATACTGTCGTCCTTTCTCATTATAGCTTCCTGCGGTGTAACTGATTGCCCCATAACTTCTGACTCAAATAACCACTTCGCTCCCCAACACAGAATACTCCAATCCATTATCATAAGTTCATGTGGGACGTATTCCATCTTTGGACTAAACCCATAGAACTTCATGAGTGAAGTCTCGATGTCCAACAATAAAATTCGAGCCGATCTATATTTATTGTTTGCCCCCGTTGTCTGAAACTCTACTATCCTGCTATATTTACCGCACTCCGCACACTGTATTTTTATTTTCCCCTGCCCCCCATTTCCTCGTCTTTGAATCCTAGATGAACCACAATGTTTGCACACTGGCATGAGATTTGTCTCCTATTGATAACGAGAAACACGCCACTTTTACTGGCAATTATACCCGACTAAGATTAAAATTTCATGAGTTAGCGTTGGATGTTAACGCCTTTGATACGAATACCAATAGTGCTTGATCCAGCATTTTGAGTCGTAACATATTGAAGGGAACTACCTGTCAGTTTCATTTCAGATGCAGGCAAGAAGAGTGTAGCAGATGCACCTGCATTTGCATTATTGAGCCTAACATTTATCTCACCAGCATTTACAGACGAAACTTCTGGCGGGAGAGTGTCTCCTATAGCTGCACTTAAATCTGCACTAGCTCCAAGAGTTACAGTTAATTGTGCTAGAAGACCATTAAATGCTCCCACAACAGGTATAAGATGGGTGATAGGTAAGGTGACAGGCGTATCTGATGCTCCACCTAACAACACACGGAACGGAAATATTGTTGGAGATGTGGGAAGCCAGTTCATCTTCAATATATTTCCATGCACCGCAGATGTAAACTTAAATAAAAATCCTCCCGCATCACAATAGACACTTCCCAAGTATCTCCGGCTGGTATCTCCTGTCTTTGTCCTAGCTGCCCCCGCATAGGGAGATGCTGGCAGGGTTGTGCTAATCTCTAAAGTAGGCCCCGAAGAATCATACAAATAAACATGCTGCCAACTTCCAGAGTTGTTGGTCGCTGTGGGCGTAAAACTTGCAGATAAAGTGCCTGGAACAACAAGAAGTCTTTCTGAAAATGGGATATAAGCATTTCCTGGTGATACAGATAAAGAACCAGATGTGAGATAACTAATATTCAATCCGTCAATATAAGATGCGGGGAATGAATACATAGCCACATCTTCAACGGTCATCCTAACTGATTGAAAGGCTATACCTGCAACTCCCAAAATAAAATCTGTACCAGTAATGTTGGATTGGGGAGGAGCATTGATAGGAGAAACCGCCAACCCTGTAGCATTGAAGTATCCCCAATGAGTGGCCATTCCATCAACTTGCAAGGCATTAGATTGTGCCAGGCTAGTAACAAACAAGTTGTCATAAATTCTAACCCGCCTATCTCCTGAGCCTGTGCCTGCGCCTATGATGTCGAAGTCATTATCATAAAGCTGGTATCCTACATAGCCTGCATTGAATACCTTGCCGACAACGTTTGCGCCAAACTCCAAAAACCCGTCTGTTCCAACAAGTCCCCAAGCCAATGAAGGCTCAGTTGTTAGAAATCCAGAGCTATTTGTCAGGGCGACTTTGTTGGGCAGTCCAATGGACGATCCGGTTAGATTGGAAACCCCTGCGCCAGATGAACCTGTAATGAATACTCTTGCTGTACCTCCCGCAAGAGTTACGCTTACGGGCGTGCCTACAAAGTTTAGAGTAGAAGCACTTCCCAGGCTCACGCCCTCATCTTGAATGGCGACGGTGCTTTCTACACCTGTAATATTATAATAATATTGTCTTACATCATAGATATTGTTCCACCCAATTGTATTGGTTCCCGTTACCATGCGTATTGCTGCCAAAGGAATGTGATCTAGATTTGGAACAGACGGAACATACGACATTATCTGCGCTGTTCCTGTAATACTTTCGGGGAAATAACTTCCACTTCCAACTACAAAATATGGATTGCCTGACACTGTGTCAAGATACACCAAGGCCATAACTGCCTGTGTCCCCGTTGCAGGTTTATACGGCGTAAGGTTTTGTGTCCCTGTATTTCCCACATACTTCCAAGTACCATTTATATTCTTTAAGGCATAGCCTGTCATCAACACGTTAGGCGCACCCAATGTCCCTGACGGCGTAATTAGAGAGGGCATGAATTGTCTTCCATGCACCCAGACTATGTCTCCCCCACCACCTAAGGATGTGTCAAAAGAGTGAGTGCTTCCGTGACGAGGAAGATAAGATGCAAAACTATTCCAATCATTCTGGTAACGAATTGTATCTACACCAAGAACTACATAACGATTGTGCTTATACTCCACAATAACAGGCAACCCATAAGAAGGAGCTACTTGATTGTTATAGGCCTGAATGACTTCGTTTTGATTATCACGAAGCTTTACATATACAAACGAGTTTCGATTAGGGACTTCGACAAGTCTTTGACCACCAATGGGAATACCGAGTGTACCAGAGATTTGTAGTTGTTTTTGTTGTGTAGATTTCTTTTGCTCTTTGAGAGCGTCTGTAAGCTGCTTGGTCATGCAGAAATCCTAAAGGCATTAACAGCAAAATTTATAGGATTACTTGTTACAACTCCATTAAGATCGCCGCATGAAACTTGAACGATATAACTTGGACTCATTGCTAAAATCATACCAACAGATTGGCTTACAGTAGTTCCCCCACTAACGGGGTCTTCTCGATCTTGTGCTGTTGCTCTCTGAACGCCCAAAACATCTATTGTTAATAAAAAATCTGAAAAAGTAGACTCTGCATCGTCAAAACTACATTGTGCCTGTATATAGTAGACACCCTCTGGAAAATCATCCAAAATAATTAAGTTAGGCGTTCGAGTCGCGCTTACAAAAATGGTGGATGGGTTTGCAACTAAACTAAAAGTGTTATCATACCATCCTACTCCGATGTAAGAATTCAGGAAGGAATTAATTTGAGTAGTAACAATTTGGCTAATTGTCCCTGTAGGAATAGAATAGGCAGGAATAGTAAGTGGAGGAATAGGTGGAATTTGTAAGCCGGGGACTTCAAAGCCCCCGCCTTCTGTATCTACAGGAGGGATAGTAATTGTTTCACCAGCTTCACCGTCCACCAACTCTTTAAATCCAATTCGGGGAAGCAAAATAAAATCTTGAGAGGTATATACCCAATCGAAATTATTAGGTATATATAGCTCATTGATGGCGAGATTTCTAACTGTATCGCTCGCAAGAATGCTCATCTGAACAGTCTCTTGTGGAGCAATATCCAGATTAGATGCATTGATTCCCATCTCCACGTCTATATTTGGAAATGGAGAATTTTTATTGGCCAGAACATTTCCTGCTAGCTGATTTAATTGAGTCTGTCCAAGAAGTGCCAAGCCCTCATGCGTTTCCATTGCTCCATGAAACCCAGGCGCATTACCAGGAGCCGACGCCAATAGAGCAGAGAATGTGCCAGTTACTACACCACTATAAGCAATCCCGCCCATCTCAATAAAGGCAACTTCTTCAGATAGTCTTTCTTCAATGGATGGCTCATTCATCCAATCTCGTTTTGTGAGCGTCATCACAGAAGGAAAAGATGTAGATGGCGTAGTATAGGCTTCGGCATTGACTTCCATCCACACTTTCCCCTGACGATCTGATACTACCTTACCCCATAGCGTCCCACGCATAAGATTGTCTATAGCATCATACATGCTCTCACGATCAGCATCAAAGAATTGTATCTTTCGATCATCTCCCACAAATTGAAAGTCAGAGATGTTGAGCGCGGTAGTGTGCCACCGTAGATAGTGATAAATAGCCCTACGACAATCTAAATCTAACAGTTCATACCATTTGGAAGGAGATGCTTTACTCTCTACGCTAACAGAAAAGCCGGAGGATTCACGCATCATCCCTGTAATGGAGTGAGCATCAAAAGTTATCTCGCTATGTTGATAGTCATAATTTATGGAGTCTCTATCCACATATCCGACCCAAAAGATGTCAGAGCCATTGGGATAATTTCCTCCCAAACTTTGCCTCGTGCTACCATACCAATTCTCTCCATAGATGACCACTACAGCATGTTCTTGAATAGGGATATCCTCAAACACTTTGAAGGATGCTGTATATCCTCCCTCATCTCGTGAGCCATTCAAAGAAGTGAGTTGCCATTTTTGGATTGATGGATCAGATGCGTCATGAATACGAACAGTTCGATATGTGGTATCTATTGCCCCGTTAGAGCCAGAAACCGTTAGGCGAGTAATATAATTTCCTGGCGTGTTGTATGTCACATAGCCAGGATTTGCGGATGAAGACGATGAGGGAGTACCCCCCTCAAATGCCCAATTGTAATTGAGCGAGTTTCCTAAAAGATTGTATGTGCCTGTAGATGAATAATAAAGTTGTGCCTGTCCACTTGCGGGATCAAGATTTGCTGCTCGATGCGGCCCAATATTAACAAATGTACCAAGAATTGAATTTTGATTGGTATAAGCCACATCATAATCTTTATAAAAAATTACATTCTCATCGTCGGCAGGGTCAGCAATGATGCGGGGAAAAACAGGCCACAGCTCAAAATAATAAAAGACAGTTAGAAATAAATTATCAGCCCATGCTATATTTGAATTCTCAGAAACAGTAATCACAGACGATGTAGCAGAACGCACACGGATTTTGCCTACATCCATTGCTCCTGCGGTTGAGCCAATCCACATTGTTGCCCCTGCTCGAATATCCGTGAAACTTCCCAATGACACTGTGTCATAAGTAATTTCACGTTCCCCACGTGCGATGGATGCATCATTGATTCGGGCTTGAAAAACGATTTGTGGCTCAAAGATAGAGAGATATAATTTTGTTTGTTGTGGGCGTTTGCGTAAAGTTTCTAGGGCAACGCTGGATAATGTTGTCATGTAGTGTTCACATTCAAAACGATCAATCGAAGTTCTTCAATGAATCCCATAAAATAGCCCTGCATCTGCGGCTCTTCTAGAGTCGTGCCTGAATAGTTCTTGAAACGATAGTCCACCTGTCCCCACTCAGGCAAGCAAGTTGTAACTGTTCCAGTATTCCCAACCAGATTATAGAAATTTATAATCTGTTGTGCGTTCTCGATAGAAATCAGATTCCATGTCATCTCATAGGAACGATTTTGAGCATAAACAGGATGTGCGCCACCATCTATGCCATACTGTGTTCTCTCGACCCATCGGTGAGTAGTTGGATATTGATTGAAGTTTGTGCCATTGAAGGCGAATGTTCCGCTGAGTCCTGTGGTCATTTTGTTTTGCTCACTCTGGTAAGTACATCGGCTACACCGTTCATAGATTGCTCCACAATACGCCCCTCAAGGTCGGGAGAAAGGTCTACCGCAATTTTGATTTGCCCATTGACTCCGCCGCCCATACCTGAAGCGTCTCCAAATATTTTATTGATGTTCTTCCCAATCCTATTCAAAGGAGTAAAGTTTACCAACTCTGGCCCACCTTCTCCAAACACGGCTTTTGTAGGACGTGTAGCAAGCAAAGAACCGCCTTCGGCAAATCCCATATTCCGACCACCCACTGTGCCTTGATTGGTAAGATTAGATATAGCAGTTTGAGATGCAAGCGGTACAGTATGCCCTCCCCCACCAATCCCGCCGCCGATTGACCCCATTGCTCCCATTGCAGCAGTAATCGCTCCTTGTGTAGAAGCAATCATACTGCTCATCATATATTGGTATAAGGAGTCAGTTAGACCACCAGGGCCAAAATATTTAAGTAAGATACCATAGACTTCTGCAGCATTGGCTTCTGTAATTTTCTTTTCGTCCATCCAGCCCTTGATGAGCGTTTCCAATTTTCTTTGCATTGCCAATTCAATATCTGCTTGTTCGCGCTCATACCATTTTTGTAAATCTTCTTGCTCTCTTTGCTTGGCAATTCTTAGATCGGCAAGTTTTTGCTCATATTCCAATCTAGCATCAGCCAAACGTTCCTGCCGCCGTTGTTCGAGGTCTTCCAGTTCTGTACGCTGCCCCTGCTCACGCTCTCTACCTTCCAACTCATGCTTACGTCTGAGAGCTTCTTTATCAAGTGCGTATTGTTTTTGTAGACGAAGAACCTGGCGAGCATCACGAGCATGAAGCGCATCGTCCAAATCCATGAGAAACTTTTGACGAAGCTCCCACAACGCAAGTTGGTATTTGGCTTCATCCTTTTCGTCTTCTTCTCTATGCCTGCGGCGCAGGTCTGCAACATCTCTCTCATAATCTCGATTGATATCTTCCTGTTTGCGAAGGAAATCTACTTCGGCATCGTTAGCCTTACGCCGATATTCTTCGTCTAAGTCGTTCAACTTGCGGGACAAGTTTTCAGAAAGGTCTTCACGAGCATCGGCAGTATCCGAAATGATGTCTTCAATTTTATCTTTAAGTTCTTCAAGATTTGCTAAAGCCTCACCCGTATCTACTTCAGGAGTAATAACAGTAGGAGTATCTGCTATCTCGTCCAAGCCTTTGAATGATTCCATTACAGCATCAAAATTCTCTTTGAAATTTTTTAGAAGATCGGCTCCTCCACCCAATTTAAAATATTGTGGAATATTACGCATAGTATCAACTAAAGCCACAGTTAAAGCTACCCACCTTTGAATAATAGGTAATCCTGCTTCTAACAATGCAATAACAGTTCTTAAAGCTTGGGCAATTACTTCAAACCCCTGCCCAATTATAGGCCCAAACGCTTTTCCTAAAATAGTTAGGAAGTCATTCCACTGCTTATTAGCTTCTCCAATTTCTGCTGTAGCTGTCTGTAAAAATTTAGGAAGATTTTCTAATTCTTTATTTCTATTCTCCTCCAATATTGCAATAATAGAAAGAGCAGTTATATGTTCTTTTTGAGCCGCATCCAAATCATTATAAGCATCTTTAGTTTCTATAAGGTTCAATTCTACGGCTTTTTCTTTAACTGCTAATTCAGTAATCTTTGCTCCAAGTTGATTGATTCCCTGTGTAACCTTTCCAGACAATAGCCCCGTTTCAACTTGAGACATGACTTCATCAAAAGATTTCCCCATAGCCATATTACGAACACTCAATAATGCTACCGATACAGAAAGACTTTCAATTTCTTTTTGTCCCAATCCCAATGCAGGAGCAACTTTTGTAGCAATAGATGAGACAAGTTCCTCTGCTTGTATCTGAGTTAATAAAGGGTTTATCTCTTGTAGTTTTTGAATAAGCTCATCTAATCCCTTAGGAGTTATGTCTATTCCCTGTTCAGATAGTTTCTGNTCCGCATTGATTAAATTAAACATTGCGGTTTCCGCTTCTTTGAGATTATCTATCATTGTGCGGAAAGTGTTTTGAATTGCTGCAATTAAATTGAAGATGAGCATAGAAACAAGCACACCCAAAGCAAGTCGCACAACATTAATTGCGCGAGTTGCTCGATTCATTCCAGCTTCCATTTTGGAGCCTGCATCATTCGTTTTTGATCCGGCATCAACTGCCCCCTTTCCAACTTCTTTCCATACCCTATCAGTATCAGAACCAAATGTTTTAAAAGTTTGATCTATTTCTCCAAGTCTTTTTGCGGACTGTGTAGTTGTCATTCCAAATTGTCTTGAAAACTCGTTGGCTTTTGCTTTAGCAATCTCTATTTTTTGTGAAAATGTAGTTGCTTGCGTAGACAATTCTTTAAGACTTTTTATGGCCTCTATAGCTTGAATATAGATAGCATATTCAACAGAATCTTCATTTATCGGGGTTGGCATATAATCCTTCTAAAACATCTACAAACGCCAAAAAATCATTGTTGATAAGTCCTTTAGAGAACAACAATGCCACATCTAATGGATTATCAAATTTTGAATCTCCATACATAATCTGTATGGATTTTTTAATAGTGAAAGAATTGTTCATTTGCATAATATAAATAACTTCATCAATAAGATAGGTATCTCTATCTTTCCTAATGCCAGACTTTAATGTATTATATAAATTCCACATCTCAAAAAGATTTAATTTTTTAGGCTTCAATGTAGGATTTCCTTTGGCATCAAATCTTCAGGAAGCACTCCGTCTGCAATTACCACACCCATAGGCAACAAGGCTTTTGGAATAAGAGATTTCTTGATGGGCTGTATCTTTGTTCGCATCCAATGTGGGCGCGGCAGGGGAACAAATTTGCTTGTCTTGGAGTGCTTATCGTAATGGTATGCCACTTCTGACAGCCCATATTCAAATTCCCTACTCAACTGATCATCCACAATTATCTCTTGTATTTTAGCCAATGCCTCCTCTACTTGCAAGCATGAGATATATTCCAATTCCCATCCATAAGTTTTAGCCAATAGGTGTGAATATAGATGCCAGTTTCTTTCTGGATAATCCCATGATTCTTCTTTAGATGATTCGTTGGAAGGGGTTGTAATGGGTAATTTTACTTGTGGAGATTTAGAAAGGCAAAAATAAAAAGCCTCGATAATTAATGTCCAATCGGACTGATCGTACTGCTTGGAACTAACCCCCAAGAAGGCGGCAAGGTACTGAAACAACTCACTCGGAAAGTCGTTCCCACCTTCAACCGCCTTCACAATCTTTTCTTTTTGCGTTTCCAGCCTTATCCATTCCTTCAGTCTAGGCGATTTCCCCCTATTCCACCACATCAGGAAACGAAGTATTAAGTTGTGGAGAATTCTCACATCTTATGACAAGTCAGGGTCAAACCGCTTGATGACGCCAAAAATCTGATTGGCAGGCATTGTGTCTTTTGCATAGGCACGAATCTTGATGCCAGTCAATGTCCAAGGGCCGCCATAAACCGTATTCAAAGTCCAAGCATCCACAAATTTTGCTCTATGCAAATGGAACAGGAGCCATCCTGCCGCGCTCTCGTCATACACCTTTGGCGCATACACATGGTAGAAGATGCTGTTGTTGATTTGCGGAATACCCACAGTCTCAAATCCTGAGCCTGTAGATGGAGCAGACAGATTCATGACGTGACGAATAACTGCCAAGGGCAATTGTGAAAGAATTGTCAGTTGGAATTCTACATAATCCCGCTTCTGAATAGTGTCCTTGACGCCAATCGTATCACAACGAACATCATTCATCGTGATACCTTCAGTTAGAGACACGTCCTGCACACATCCAAGCAAATATGCGGGGTATGTAGTAGTTCCCGACAATCCCCAATAAAAAGTTTGGGCATCAGGATTGAACAACGGATTAGCTCTATCATCCTGAAAATAAATATAGGGCGCACCTTCAAGGTACAATTCCTCCTGAAGGATTTCATTGCCAACTACTGATCCAGTTACTAACGAAGCCACCATAATAGCCTCCTACTATGCTAATTGAAAAATTTTGTTCCGATCATGATTGCCACAACAAGTCTTTTTTCCTAGACGCTTGGCAAGCAATTCGGGAACATCTTGCTCATCTACCTCAACAATCGCTCCTGCTTTCATCCATTCATACTGTCTACCGCTTTCGCGCCCTGTATAATAGAGATGAGCATCAATTAGCGATTGAATTTTGACGTTATTATTAATTGTAACAGTGGGTGTAGTTTCTTCAACTATACGTTTTACACGCCCTGGCAGAATATCTTTACGGTTGTCAACCATGCGAAAATGCTCCTTTCTGGCTTAGTAACTTCTCTCACAATAACTGTACTAAAATTGATTCCATTGGCTGTGAAAGGATGTCCATGATATAAATCAAAAATTATGCTGGCTATGTGAGAAGCCTGCTTGCTGGATTTCTCTGCGGAATAAACTTCCAAATCAACATCAGCATCATCCGGCCCACAGCGGTTGATGGATGGGCGAAAAGCTAAAGCCACACGCACATTGGGATATACCCAATCAGTCGATTGGTATTCCACTTCTCGTATCTCATCTCCCACCAAAGCTACAAGAGTTGTTCTAGTTTTTAGATTGGCAATCCAAGCTTCCTTGAATGTCTCCGGTGTAGCACTCATCTAGTTTTCCTCCCAAAACTTTCTCGCAAATCTCCCACAATTGCATTTCGTATTTCCAGAGATAAATCTGCTTTGGCTCTTTTGCGAAGTTCCTTCATGGCGGGAGCAATATAACCCTTTCCAGCATTTGCCGCTTGAATGCCTGGATGTTGTACAGATGGAAGCAATACTCGACCATCAGGAGCAAACACAAAGCGTTCTGGATTAGCATTAGCCACGTCCCAATCAAAGGCAAGCACCTTTTTATTCTTAGGAAGAATTGGATACTTTTGTTTTGTTCCACGCCTAGCCCTAAGACCAGAGCCAAATTCCTGCGCTCGTGCATCACTACTTCCATAATTAGGATGTCCAGGGCCAGTAGGATTTGCAAATCTATCTGCAGTAGTCCTGATAATAAAAGTTCCATCCCCTTTATCTTCTACTTTGCTTGAAATATAAGGCTTGATATGGTCAGGAGCAAAAGACTTGGCAAGCAAAGTAAGCTGCCCCGCCCAAGCCCTTGCTCGTTTGATTAGGTTACTTTTTAGTCTAGCACTCATTGTAGATTGTTTGGATTAGCTGTCTCAAGCCTGCGAAGTGTCACTTGTAAGAACCGTCTATCATCGTTATACGAGACAGGGCGAATTCCTATAATGACAAACTTCTTGCCATAATATCCAGAGATGGGAGGATGTGTCACCTCGTACTGATCGTTGTGCAAAACATCGAACGAGCCAGTAGGAGAATATGTAGCATAAGAAAATGTGGCCGTAAATATTTCTGGCGTCTCCAAGCCCTGCTCAAGCAGAGCAAGTGTGGGCTTTTCTGATCGGATACGTGACCAGACAGGCTCATATAAAATTGTACCTGTAGGAACTGCGCCTCCTACAGAATCATCGGCAGGGGTTGTTAGCCGCCAAATCCTTCCTTTAAGGTTTAATCCCGCAATATTTGTCATGCAAACAAGACTCTACGAGCTTTTTTCACGGACATATCAATCAACTTCTTTGCGCGCTGGCTTCTAGCATCGTCCCCAAGAGCAGTTTTTACTAAAGCATGTTCAGCACGTTTTTCTGAATAGTCTAATGATTTGAATTCTTGTATCCCTACAGCCCCCACACTTTCGTTCTGTCCCACCTCACCTGGGAACATATCGTCCAAAGCAATTTGCGCCACAATCGTCAAAGCCCTCAAAATTCCTGGCTGTGTAGATGTGCCTGTGGGAAGCCCCGCTTGATACGCTAATTGAATTTGGTATGGCGCATACATAGAGACATAAGGCGAAGAAGGATAACCCCACCAAGACCAGCCACAAGCAGACGATAATTGCCTGAAGTCTATATAGCCAAACGTGTCCTGATAGATGTATCCACACCCATCATTAGCGGTCAGGCTACAATCGTTGCAACTCTGTTTGGTCAGGATGCTTACGCTCAACAATTGCTGGACATATCCATAATCAGTAGCAAGCCTGTTTTGATGCATAAATGGATATGTGCCAGTCATAGTGACAGGAAGCAGAGGCGCACCAATATAGCTTGTAGCCTGCATCTCTGCCATCAGGTAAGCATTTTGCAGGATGGCAGAAGCAAAAGTGCCAGTCCCATTCCCGCCATATTGGGAAAACACTGTGTCATTCAAGATGATTGGAGAATTAAATGGATATACTTGCATGTAATAATTCTACTTCCTTACTCCCCTTCTCACAAATAACTCTTACCAGAAGTCGCCCGATGTCCAAGCCATAAGACCTGTTGCCGCCCACTTGGATTGAAAGATCATTTTGTTGTGCTGAAGGGGAAACGGTCTGCGCTTCTTCTCTGCCGTTCCACCAACATAATGATATCCTGTGGCATGAGTATTTACATAGTTTCTAAGTCCTGCCGCACGAACCTTGAAGCACAAGTCCACATCTTCCCATGTCCCCAAACCATAGACAGGATCAAAACCCTGCAACTTATTGAATAGATTTCTGCGAATAGTCAAGCAAGCTCCGGTAATCGCAATCACATCTCGATTGATACAGGTTCTTGGATTCTCTGGACTCCATCCCACTAAAGGATGTTCTGCATCACCACGAATATTTAGAGCCATGCCCACGTGCTGAACCTTACCCGCTGGACGAATAGGTGACGTGGAATCTGGTGGGAAGATCAGCTTGATTCCTACTGTCCCTACCGTTTCATCTTTGAATGTATCTACCACCTTTTGAATTGTGCCTTCGTGAATCTCAACATCATCATTCAAAAACATAATGAGGGGCGCAGACCCCATTCTTGCTCCTTCATTATTTGATTGTGAAAATCCCAATTCTTGCTTGAAGTGCTTGACTTGCAAGGATAATACAGAACTTCCTTCGCGCTTGAAAAACAATTCACTGTTGTCTCGATATTCTTCGGCGGGAGATGCATTGTCCATAATATAAATAGAAAGTGGAACGCTTTCTGCTTCTCGATACAAAGCATCAAGACACTTGGAGAGCATATCAAATCTGCCGCCAGTAACGATAACTACATCTAACACAGATTTTTGGCTACTCTGATGCTTCTGTTTTCGGCTCATCTTTTGTTATCTCCACAATTTTATCGTGCAACTGTTTGGCAGGAATATCCCATGTGCGCTTGGATACATAATCATATGCATTGTCTATAATTCGTGTGTGTGTCGTAGATAGATTTTCTTTGCTCGATAAGGCCCATTGCATGTCTCTTAGTGTAGATGCGGTTTCAGAACGATTAAGCATATCCCGCTTAGAATTGCCCCACACATCTGTAAAAGTATATTCAGAATTAATGAGCCATCCTCTATGCTCAGACAACAACTCATGCATTGCCCCTGTATCAGTTGCCACAACAGGAATTCTCATGCACATAGCGTCCAGTACAGGAAGCCCTAAGCCTTCTGCTTTAGACGGTTGCAAATACACATCAGCAATTGCATATAAAGCCCACAAATCTTTCTGTGGCATCCCTCGCTCATATGGAGTATATTCTTGATTGATCCCTAACTTTGTGGCAAGATCACGGAGCTTGAAACCATACGGATTTTGCTCACGAGTAACAATAACATATTTGATAGGGCGAGTGATTTCCTTTTTCAGTTTGGAAATAGCATCCATCCCCGCCCACAAATTTTTACGCTCCTGATTATCAGCAACGGTTAGTACAACAAAAGCATCCTGCGGAATTCCTAATCCGTCTCGAAATCTTTTCTTTTCTTCGGACGTAGCCGGATGCCATGACACCGTGTCAACGCCTATCTGAAGATGTTCTGCCTTGGTCACACCTGCCAGATGAGCCTCATCTGTTCCCAACTGTGAAATAAAGAATACACCATCCATATTGATAAGGGGTGCTGCCCAAGTCATACAGAGCGGCCCATTCTCAAGAGGAGTGATAGCAATATATTTCTTTCCAAATTTAGCAAACGTCTCATATAGACGAGATTGAATAGGTAAATCCATTCCCACAATCAGCGCATCAGGATTCCAAAGTTGAATAAGATTAGTGGCTATGACCGAGGCTTCTTCGATTGTTGCAGTAGGAATAACCGAGAAAGGATAGTTATGCTCCTCCCCTTGATACATAAATCCGATTAATTTAGTTTCATAATCATCTATTTTCTGTAGTTCCGTAAGTAGAGGAGCCATGATATGTTTATACCCACTACCTACAGAATCAAAATCAGTAATAACTAATATCTTTTTCACGAGAAGACTTTCTCCTCCCAAGTATTCAGAATAGTCTCTACACTAAATCGTTTCTTGGCAACCTCACGCACCCATTCTTGTTTTTGTACCAATTTTGGGTCGGTCAATAACTCTATAGCGTTCTTTACAAATATGTCCTGCCATCTTGGGTCTTGAGCATTGCCATGAAGCACTCTCCCCATATTTGTAGTCTTTAAGGCTCCTGCATCCGTTGAGATTGGAAACACACCCGCTACCTGACTTTCTGCCACAGAGATACAAAACTGCTCATCAAAAATACATGGGTAAAGATGAATATCAGCTTCTTGTTGAATTTTTACTAGTTCACTTCTCTTGATAGCTCCGTGATAAATCACATTTGGATGGTGAGCATAAGATAATTTGAAATGCCGAATTTGTTCTTCTGTACACCAGTCAGCCCATAATCTCCAATCCGATGTAATGACAAGAGATGCTTCTGGAACTTCAACATGAATACGTGGCCATGCCGCATGAAGCTCCATTACTCCCCTATCAGGGATAGATGTAAAGATGCACCGCTTAGGGATTTTTTGTACAGATTCCGAATACTCCCATGTGCGTACTGGCAAATCAATCGCAATTCCATCTGTGATACCATACATCTCTTTAAAATAATTGGCGTGATGCGAGGATATATTCACTACCTTTTCTACATGACCGCGAAACTCTTTGAAGTCATCTACTGTATAACTATCACATGACCACCAAATTTTCTTGCCATTAGCTCCATCTATTCTTCTATTGGGAGAGCGAAAGACAATCAATATATCTCTTTCATCTGATGGATTGAATTCTCCAAGCGTCTTTTGTTTGAAAGAAGATGCCCCGCCTTCCTTGGGATCATTATACAATGTGACATCGTTACCGTAATACTGCCACGCTCCACACATCGTCAGCAAGGCAAGCTCCGCCCCACCTACTCCCATGCGCCCATCTTCACCACGCATAGTTTTTTCTGTTACCCCTAATGGCGAACCGTCGTTACATAGAACGTGAATAATTCTTCCTGTCATTCTACAATCTTTCTTCTAATAATAACCTGAAGCGTAATCCCCTCGGTCAATTCTTTTTCATCTCTTGATAAAGGAAGTTTATATATTTCATCCAAAGCTCGCTTTAGGTCATCTAGATTATCTATATAATTAGTTCCCAAGGCAACTGTATCCCTTTTCTCGTTTAGACTATAAATTGAATAATTCCAATATCTCATTTTGATATTCCTTCTTCTTCTAATTCTTTATTGAGTTTGTGCCAAAAGTCATCAATCTCCTGCACCGAGACTTTTGATGTGGAGACAAATGAATGGTTCATATCATTCTTGCCCATATAGAACCAATCATCTGAAACATTATGCTCTATTCTAATATCGTAATTTTCTGGATGATTCCCCAAGGGTGTTCCAGGGAACGGTATAAGTCTTCCAACTTGCACTCTATCAGGTCTATACTCAAGTATCCACTTCCTAGTTTCTTGCATGGTAGCCAACGATTCCCCTGGGAGTCCGAGTATAAAGGATGTTTTACACCGTATCCCAAGTTCTTTGCACCACCTAACAATATTCGTATCCTGTTCAATCGTAGTCTTTTTGGTAATATTGTTCTTGATTTCGTTAGAAGCACTCTCCACTCCAACAAAAATTTCAACCAATCCGCCATCTCTTAGTTCTTTAAGATAGTCATATCCGCCCTGATTGTTGATGATATCACTCCGCAGGAAGCATCGCCAGATCATATTATATTTTCTATGTAGCTTCATTAATTCCAGCGTACGTTTTTTGTACAATGGAAGGATGTCATCGTAGTACGCAAGAGCCTGATAGCCTAAAGATTGTGCTTCTTTGATTTGATACTCCACTACATCCAAAGGTTCATAACGTGTAAGCCTGTCCCAAATGACGCCATGCCTTCCTGACTCACAAAATGCACATTCCAACGGACATCCACGAGAGGTGAACATAGTCGTGCAATCTATCTTTGTTCCATCTAAGTCTGTGAGTTGAGAAGAATACTTGCGTGACCATCTACGAACAGGAGGGATTACCCAATCCAATGTACGAGAGATAGGAACAGAAAGATAAGGATTATCGTAATCTGGATTATGTAAAATTGTATGTATACTTTCTGGACTATCTGACTCTCCTCCTACAATCAAATCGTAATCTAAGTCTTTACAACTATCAGGATTTGCCCATACAGATGCCCCACCAAGAATCAATCTAGCATCATATCCGCCTAAAGACTTAGCAAGAGATTTAATTTCTTTCATCTGTGGGCTGGTAGCAGAAATCCAAATCTCATCATATACGTTAGAAGGTAATTCATCTACGTTCAAATCAAAAAATTCTGTTGTATGTCCTAATGATTCTAAACGGGCCGCAAGATAAAAAAGTCCCAACGGCTGAAAAACCATAGGCATTTCAAGAAAAGTGCTTTTAGGCATTACCAAGGCAATGTTCATTCTTGCGCCCAATCCGGTAAATCTCTCAACTCTCCATTGGTTTCCAACGGATGTAACATAGGAAGTCCAAGAGCATTATACCGTTTCAACTTGGCATATATCGTGTCTGGCCCATAAGATTTATGCAGAAGACAGTACGGAGGCTTTAATTTCATGGTCACAGACTCATCCGCCAATCCAAGAAGCGTCCCATGTCGTACTGACATGTCAGCATAAATATCTACTACATCAGGACGCCAAGCCCATAGAGAACGATAATCTTCATGGAAATCCCTATTCATATAAGGAAAGTATTTATCATCTCCCCATAGATATAGACGGAAGGTATTTATTTGATGATATTGAAACATGTGTGCATATTTAAATATCGCCCTAGCCTCTTGTCTTAGAGTAAATGTTGGCACATCATCCATATCGTCAAAGATAATCCAATCTGGCTTCAATTCTTTTGCGGCATCTAACACAAAATTCATGTGTGGCGCATCTGGATTCCAAGTCTGCCCATCTACTGTTTCTTGCTCTGTAAAGTGTAATAATTTCACTTTGGGATATTTCTTTAACATTTCCACAGAGTTGTCGGTTGAGCCTCCATCAGAGACTACAATCATATCTGCAAAATCATAGCCACGCATGAAGCGTTCAATGTTCTTCTCTTCATTGTAACAGCGTACAGCCACTACAATTTTCATATAATGGGTTCCCATACTACAGGAAAGCCGTTTGCCTTCCTAGCTTCATATACTATTCCATCATACATTGCCAAAGAATTTTCGTCTTTCCACTTATCATGGACATCATAAGGTCGTTTTCCATGAGCCGAATGTACATGCTCTACGATTGCCCTTTTGTCCCAATAAAACTTATTGAATAGCTTTGCTGTCTCATTAATTTCAGCATCTACACACAAATACTCATAGACAGGCGGAGCAATCACTCCTCCCATATACTCTTTGCAATACCTTCTATCAAACATAAATTGTGTAGCAACTTGTAGATTTCCGTCATAAGCCAAATCATTGAAGCCAACAACCCCACACCTGCCTAGCTTTTCTGCATGACTTTCTAATCCATACCTGAGCCAGTTCTCGTGGTATATCAAATCATCCATAGAGGGGTGAATCATATCACCTGTAGACAACTTCAAACCCTTATTCCAAAGAGATAAAACGTTCCTACGATAATCACTATAATCTACAATACACCCATAATCTAAAGCAATTTGGCAAGATTCTAAATCATCATCTATCAACACAATGGTTTCTATATCATAGTCATGAGTAGTTGCAACAAGACTATCCAGCATCGTTTTCAAAATTGTTGGACGTTTACAAGTGGGCAGAATAACAGAAACTTTCATCGTTCTAACAACTTCCTTTCAAAATTCTCACGAACATCTTCTACAGCATGAGTTCTATAATACCAGTCTACTGTATTTTGCACTCCCTGATCGAATGAGAAGTTTCTTTCCCATCCCAAAGAATGTATTTTTGTAGTATCTGCAATTTTGATTGGGCCAATAGGCATATCGGAACGAAAAACAATTTTTTTAGGACTCCAACCTACATAATACCAGATGACATCTAAAGCATCCATAGGAGTATATAGCTTTCCAGAGCCTATATCGACTTCTCCATCATCCATTTTCTCGGCGGCTAACAAGACTCCTTCAACCAAATCCTTTACATAAATCCAGTCTATCTTTTGATTTCCATCTCCCCAAACTTCAAAGGGGTCTTGCTGGATAAAAGTCTTGGCGATCAGCGCACCAATGGCTCTATTCTCTTTCATTCGAGGGCCATATACGGTATAGGGACGGACAGAAATTCCACTAAATGAATTTTCAATGCTGAAGTCCTTCAACATTTGCTCACCCAACGATTTTTCCAGTCCATACACACCATCAATTTCTCCAACAGCGCAAGCACTACTAAAAAATACAACCTTTTCAACCTGTTCACACGCCCTAAAAATAGTAGTATCCAGTTCCAAATTTCCCCACATTCTAGCATTATGATTTGTAAAATATCCCCTTCCCCCATTATCCGAGGCTAGATGAAATATGATATCAGACCCTTTCATAGCATGAACACATGAACTAAAGTTCCTCAAATCTGCTTGATAAATATATGCATCTTTGGGAATGTTTTTGTATAAGCCTGCTGAAAAGTCATCTACTACAATGACACTTTTTGCGACATTCAATAAAGATTCTGTAAGATGAGAACCAATAAATCCTGCCCCTCCAAGGACACACACCTGCTTGGATTTCCAAAAATCGTTCAATTTATTCATATCTTAATAAATTCAAAAAAGTATTTCTATTCTCATCTAAATCTTTGTATGTCATACTCTTTATCTGCTCGATTGAGTATGAAAGCAAATTGATTTGTGTATCTTTTCTGACAATGCCAATTCCACAATCTAAATCATGCACAGTAACATATAAATCAGGACGAGTTCTTAATGTAAGAATTGTTTTCCAAACTTCCCCACACCAGTCAGGAGATGCCTCTATGTATTTAGGAGTTGCCATCTCTGCTTTTGTGGGATTGCAATCATGAAGAAGAATAACTCCATTAGGGTTCATCCAACGCAAACAATTTTCTACGTCTCTTAGAGATTGTTCATAAGTATGATCCCCATCTATAAAAGCCGCATCAAAATGAGATGGGTGATAGAAAAAATAATCATCGCTAGACATCTCATAAAACGTATCATTCTCATGATTTACAGGAACCGGAAAGTGAACATCTACCCCAATTTTATTCTTGCAGAGGATTGGAAAGAATGAATCTCCATTTCTAACCCCGATTTCAAGATAGGTTTCTGCATCCAAAAAATCAATAAACCATTGGATTACATCAACCCTATTCATCCTATCATCTCTTTCATTAAGCCTTTCAAACTAGACAATTCAGCTTTCAATTCTATTTCAGGTAATTTTGCTAAATCAAATGGAAACATGTGTGGATTTGAATATGCCGCAATCAGGGTTGCCAGGACATATAATGTTTCATTCATTTCATTCTCATCAAAAAGTTCCATTGCCATGCCTAAATTGAGGACAGACAAATTTCTTGTTGTTTTCAGTTAATCCACAGGCAATACATTGAGATGTAAACCATTCCTCTAACGTACCAAAATTGTAAGTATAAGAATGATCTTTCAATTCGTGTCCACATTCTGTACAAGTAAGTTCTATCATTCTTGACACTGTGTCATTTACTTCTAGTCGTATAATCTTTCCATTTGCTTCTACTATCATCTTTTCTTCTCGCTCATAATCCAATACTCGTTCGGACGAAGCTCATTATTTTCTTCATTCCACGTCAGAATATTTATGTGTTCCCACATAACATTCCAGCCAGAGACTTTTAAAAGGTTTTTGATTTGCTCCATATTCATAACACTATAATGGTTTTTACCTACATAGGTATACCACTCAGGGGCAGGCAAAACCAGCCCAAGCCAGTTTTTAGAAACTCTTGCCCATTCCATTAGGGTTAATAACGGCATTGGAGAATGTTCTAAAGAGTGCCTGGAAAATACCAAATCAAATGAATCATCCTTATAATCCAAGAAGTTGAAGTCCATCCTCTTGACGTTGCGTCCATGATTTTGTGCATCAATATAATCTTCCCCCATACATATCCCATCGTATTTTACATCCCATTTTTCAAACATTGGCTGGCAAAATCCTGTGCCACATCCTACATCAAGAACGGATTTACAGGTCGCCATTCTACTCATCCAATAATCAATTACTTGGCGTGCAAGCTCGGTATGGCCGCTATCATCCGGTTGAGGATAAATATCCCCATATAATTTTGTAACATATTGATCGTGATGTTTCCAATCTCTCATTTCTCAAATACCAACTTTCTCATGTCTTCAAGATGCTTTTGTGTTGCGGCCAATGCCCCTGCCGAGCCTGTACCTTCTGATGGTCGCAATCCGCAGTTCCATAGATCGTCCATCAAAGCTTGAGCATCAGAATAATCCAAAGTAAACGAAGGGTTTATATATTCTACAAAACTTTTTTCATCATAAGTTGTCATAATCAAATCAGAGACAAGTGCATATAGTCTTCCCTCCCTAACTTCTGCCAAATAAAATTGTATTGACCTATGCCAAGGAGATGATATCCTAGCTTCTGCTTTTATTACAGTCATTTTATTCTCCCAAATAAAACTTAATTGGTAAATGCCCTATATCTAATTTTGTATGAGGAATTTTTTGTCCCTCTATATAAAAATTAAACCTAGCAGAGCCATCACCATCGACTTTCACCCTAAGTTCTCTACTTGCCCCCACCGCCCCAAGATATTGAATAGCGCCACATATCGTTACAAAGTCTTGCAAGTCAGTATCATCTGCCTCAATCCTCATATCTATGTATTTTTTCATTTCATTTTTCCTTCAATAAACTCATCAAATACAGAAAGCATGTAGGCAAGTCGTTCATCATCTATACTAGGATGTACACCAATCCAAAAAGAATAATTCATTACCACATCTGAATTTATCAAGGGCTGAAAAACCTTACATTGGATAGATGAATATGCGGGTTGTCTAAGAAGATTTCCAGCAAATACCAGACGTGTGCCAATCTTCCTGCTCTCCAAAAAGTCAATCAACTCTCGCCTCGTGAATGGCGCAGATTCTTTCACGGTAATCAGGAAGCCAAACCATGACGGATTTGCGCCTTCAATATGCTGCATAAAGCGGAAATACTTTTTGTATTTATCTAATCCTTCGCGAAGAACTTGCCAATTATGTCTACGTCTTTCCACGAAAAAAGGCAACTTCTTCAATTGTGATACTAAAAGTGATGCCTGCATGTCAGTTGCCTTCAGATTATATCCGATACGGGAAAAAGTATATTTATGGTCATAACCTTCTGGCAACTCACCTTCCTGCCAACAGAATCGTTTTCCACAAGTATTATCTTTTCCTGGCTCACACCAACAAGATTTTCCCCAATCTCTAAAACTTTGCAAAACCTTCTTCACCATAGGAGATTGGATTAGACACGCTCCCCCCTCCCCTGCCGTGATGTGATGAGCAGGGTAGAAACTGAGCGTACTAATATCACCAAAAGAGCCAAGTTGCTTACCACGAAGGCTACCCCCCAAACCGTCACAATTATCTTCGATAAGCCAGATTCCATATTCATTACAAATATCACGTAATGTTTCTGCATCGAAAGGATTACCGAGAGGATGAGCAAGAACCACACCTTTAGTTCGTCCCTCCACAATTGCATTTTCAATTATCTCCATACTCGGATTGAGTGTATTTAGGTCTACGTCCACGAAAACGGGAACAAGCCCGTTTTGGATAATAGGATTGAGAGTTGTTGGAAATCCCACTCCCACTGTAATGATTTCATCTCCAACATTTGCGCTTCGTGAGCCAAATGCCTTATCCGTAATTGTTGTGACAGCAAGTAAACTGGCAGAACTGCCACTATTAGTAAGCACAACATTACGTATTGTATGTTTGTAAAAAGTACGCAAATCTTTTTCAAATGTGTGAGCATATTTTCCTTCTGCATACCATTGTCCCAAAGCGCACTCTACAAGAGATGCTACATCATCACCGTCAAAATACTGTCCAGAGGATGTGATATAAGTTTCGCCTGGGATGAACTGTTTCTTTTTCTGACCATCAATGTTCTTTCTGACTCGCTCTATGATTTGTGCTTTGTTCATCCGTTGAATTCACTGGCAAGAAACTTTACCAATCCTTGCTCAAATGGCGGCACAAACAATCCCAATTCCTTTAACCCCGCACAATTCAGACATCCATTTTTAGGGCGGGGAGCTTTCTGCTGCATTTCTTCAGTCGTCTTAGGAATAATCAACTTTTGCAATCCAAACTGTGTGGCAATCTTTACAGCAAAATCATATTTAGATAAGCACGTATCGCCTGCCACATGGAATAATCCTTGATATTTATCTGCCAATCCAATAGATAATCTAGCAAGATCATTTGATAATATAGGATTCATAATTTGGTCAGTAGGAACAAATACTTTCTTTGCTTGAAAAATGGCAGAGATAACCTGCTTGGCAAAATTCTTTTTTAGCCTCTCTGTGCCATATACTCCCACTGTTCGTACAATCACATATTTGGCATCCGATGTCAGGATGGTTTTTTCGACTGTTTCTTTTTGCACACCATATTTGTTTATAGGATGTGTCTCATCCTGTATTGTATAAGGCTCCTTCTTTGTCCCATCAAATACATAGGAAGATGAAAAATATACCAATTTGGCATTGAATGATTCGCACAAACGTAATACAGTAATCGCACCCCTAACGTTCACTACATCTGTTCCGGCTGATTCTTCACACTTATCTACATGAGCAATTGCCGCTGGAAGATACACCACATCAGGGCGATCTTTGCTGAATACCTTGAAAAGAGTTTCATACTTTGTCAGGTCTGTATAACGCTCATTTGGATGTTTTGCTTCAACAGGTATGCCAAGGATAGCATCTGGAATTTGCCTTGCAAGGGCTGATCCCACTAAACCACGTGCGCCAATAATCAAGGATTTCACTCAAAATTCTCCAACGTTTTCCAATGTGGATTATATCTATAAAAAATATTTGATAGATACTGCTTAACTATTTTTCCGTTCCTAATAAATCCAATGTGACTTTTAGAAATAACCACATCATCCGCCCATACATACTCGGCCTCAGTTTCAGATGTCCATATGGTGTATTTATTCGTGGCTTCCATCGGCATGTTTTCCATATTGAATTAGGTAATGACAAGAAATAACTTCATTCCCAATGAAAGCATTATATCTTTTGTATGCACCATAACCAACAATAATTCCAGGCGCACCGCAAGTACAAAATAATGTAGAACCTCGTGCATGACTCGCATCTCGAAAACAAAAATGCATAGAAGTTTGCAATACAGGAAACCATTGTTTGTATGACGGGAGGAAGATTTCTTTTTCCCGCTGAACGGAGACACCATTCAAAGTCGTAGCATGGTTAGGGTCATTATGATTACGAATTATATTGTTTGGCATTAGTCATACCATAGATAAGTAGCTGTATTCAAAAGGATTTGTTTCAACTGCGGATCAATCTTGAAACGTCCTGCATTGATTTCGATGGATTGAAAGATGTCGATGGGTTTTAGATTATGCCTCTCCCCTGCTGCCTTCCAATCACAAAGCATCTCGATTAGATCAACCAAGTTCATTGCATTGATTCCATCAGGAAAATATTCAGGATGATGACGGTTATTGGTGTAGTGGTGATCGACTCCGACTTTCATCTTGGATATAGTCTCACGATACACAGGGGAGCCATATTCCATTCCATTTAGTAGGGGAGTATATTTGTCGTAGATTTCTTTTTCAGGAGCCTCTAATTTGCTCATATCGTGCAGAAGAGAACGTCGAAGCAAATCTTCCACTACCTTATAAATCTTCAAACGCACATTTTGGATATGGTCTAATGTACCTTTCCAACTATCGTAATTCACCAAATACCTCTTTATAATAACTTTCTAAATATTTCCAGAGCGCGTCTTCTCCAAAATCTACTAGCAATCTAAATGCTCTATCTTTTGCTACTAACCCATCATCATCTGTATATTTATAACCATAAAAACAGGGGGAATTATCAAAAACATAAGATACTCCACTATCAAAAAAAGCATCATCTTCACTCATTCTGGTTAAGCTATAATAACAAACATCTGCTGGATACGGAGCATTAAAATGTCTAACCAAATAATCTTCCTTCCCCGAAATAATATCTATCTTTATACGAGCAAATCTTCTATTTTCAACCTGCTCATTGTACCAATTTGTTAACAATTGAAACTCAACAATTCCTCTTTCTCCAAGCACCAAAAATCTTAATTCTAAACAATTAACTCCATAATTTTTCTTTGGGTCTGGATGAGTTCTATCATAAGCAGGAAAAAACTTTATTTCTCTTTTCATATACAACCATTATATCAGGAAATGAATCCACATTCTTTCAATATCATTGCGACACGGGCATCATAATCTTGACCTTGAACCAACTGGTAAGCTTCTTCTGCATTTGCTTCAGCCTTTTCAGGATTGTTCTTGGCCCACAACACAGCATCAATAGCTTCCTGCATGTTGTTAAATATATGATGATGATGTAAAGATTCGTGTTTCCACCAGTCAGTGACATTATTTATTATAGGATAAAGTTTCATGGCAGGAAGTTCAAACGCTCGACAATTCAAATCGTCCATACTTGACCAATTCAACCCAATCCTACCCTTATTGTACAAGGCTCGTGCTTCATCGAACACAGGCCCATTCTCAAATATCACACTCACACCTCGCTTACGAAGATCGTTTACCCATTGCACACGATTTTCATAAGGCATTCCTATCATAACAGCATCTACCATATCGTCTGGATTTGGAATATCTTTGGGATAAAAGTCATATTTACTATAAGCATACGGAAGGTAAATATCTCCATCCTTTGAATACACCGCCTGCATGTTGAAGAACTTATCGGAGTATTTGCGAGGAGTATCATAAAACTCATTCAGCACATGCGGGTCAGTTCCTACCGTCACAACCATTCCATCCGAAGGCTTATACTTGGCATGAAATCCTGCATCCACTTGGATAATCAAATCGGGCTTCCAGTCTCCTAACTGCCCTTTGATAAGCTCATAAGGATATTCATTTGTGCCGAGAGTCAGAGGAAGTGGAACGTCGGGCGGAATAGCATACTTTTCTGGAAGGTTCATACCTCCAAGCCAGGGAATCCAACTCCCTGTATAAATTCCCGCCACTTTCAAATCCACATCTTCCCGATGCTCCAAGGCCTTCTTGAAATAAGTAGCCATAGCAAGAGGGTATACAAGATATGTAAGTAAGACTTTTATTTTATTCATAGCAACTCTGGTTTAGAATAGTATCAACAACTTCGCCTCGCAACATAATTACATCGCTTCTCAACAACTGCGGCAAAAACGGCATGAAGACATTGTGATAATATACAACGTCCACCTTTACGGCCTTCCCTTCACACAAAGAATTATCAGGATAAGAGATAAAAATCTCCACTTCGGGATTGCTCAGATCGATTGGTGAATGTGAAGAATTACGAACACGCTCCTCAATTGACACTGTGTCATAAGGATACATGCTTCCATACAATGCGCCTTCTTGTGCGGCATCCTGAAGCTGAACATATTGAAAAAACATAATACCAAATTCAACTGCCCCACTTAGCAGAAACATCAACATAAGAAAACTAATTCCTAACTCAACTAAACTTTGACCTTTATTTTTCATTCTCAGTCCATTTCTTACGAAACTTTTCTTTATTTGCAATAGTAATTGCCTCTCTGGCACTTCCATACGAGATACTTTGTGCCCCAATATGAGTTGTACAATCTTGTGTGAGAGCCACAAGATCAAATCCCAAGCTCTTTGCGGTTGTACAAATATCAACATCTTCCATGTCTGATGGGGCATACCTCTCATCAAAATATCCAAGCTCTTCCCAATGTTCCTTGCGTGTGGCAAGTAACCAACCTTCCAAATATGGAAATATCTTCTTATTAAATGTGTTCCATCCCGTATCCCAATCTAAATAACGGCCTCCTACAATCGTTCTATTATAGGTCGTAGGTTGTAATGCAATAGAGATAGGAGACACGATGTCTTTATGAATTCTAACATCATTACTAATCGTGATAATCACATCCCCCGTACAAGCCTTAATAGCGATATTGGACGCCTTCAAGAACATCACATTTTCATCCAATTTGATGACTTTTATGGGAAGCATCCCATTCCCCTGCCACCACTTCAGGCCATCCAAAACATCTTGGTCGTTGCAATTATCGTTTACCACAACAACTTCATGAACATCCGAACACTTCTGATATACGTCGAATAGAAGTTGGTGTGTAAGATGCCACTTACTATAAATAGGAATTGCAAAAGAAAATGTTTTCATCTGTAATAATCCGCAATCTCGAATATAGATTTTTGAATATCGTATTGGGACTGAAATCCCAAGCCGTGAATCTTGGATACATCCAAATAGAAATCTTTTGCCTGAATTAATTTATGGAATTCTGGAATAGGAATTCTCTTAATGCTGCCTGTTCCTAGATACTTCTGCACAGAATACACAATTTCTTCAAAGCTATATCCTATTCCATTGCCTACATTGTATATCTCATTTAGATTTCCGTAAACAAGGACGTGATAAATAGCATCAACCGCATCTCTCACATCAATCAAGTCACGAAGTATTTTTCCTTCATACAGAGAGACTTCTTCTCCTTGAACCAATTGCTGTATCATGTATTGCAGAGCGTTCTTCTTTTTGGAAACTTTGTGGTCATTGATCCCTATCACATTAGACATACGAAGAATACGATAAGGAATATTACATGTTTGGCAATAGGAAATCAGTAATTGTTCCGCACATCGTTTGGTTATTGAATAAAATCCTGTGGGAAAGCAGGGTGAATCTTCTCGTGCAGGAATTTCAACCTTTCCATATACAAACCAAGATGAGATAAAGTTGAATTCAAATTCATTGCCATATTCTTTACGACAATTTTCAAGAACATCTATCAATAAAGATAAGTTTGTATCAATGTCTAAATGTGGATTGGTATGAATATTATAATTGTCTACAGTAGATATAAAGTATAAAATCTTGGGAGATTTGGGATAATAATCATCTCTCCCATTTGAAATAACACCATATCTACCACAAAACTCTCCCCCGATAAATCCTTTTCCAAACACGTTTATTATGCTCATTTTCCTGTCTCTTTCATCTCCTGCAATCCTTCAAGATGCCCGTATTGCAGTAGTCCTAACTTCTTACTCAAGTTTACATTCAGTCCTGCTTTATAAGGACGGGGTGCAACATCCATATCAAGTTCTTTATTTCTAGGCCCCACTAAAGACTCATCCAAACAATATTCCTTTGCCATATCCACAATAAACTCGTACCAAGAAACAGTTCGTGACCCACTGATATGTAAAATATTCGGCATCTCATCAAATCTCAAAAGATATTGATAGAAGGCTTCTGCAAAATGTGGAAGGTACATGAATGAGCGTTCGATAAAGGTAGGATATGAATAAGACTGCCCTGCTCGCAGAGGATAAAGATGTTTGAATATTCGTTCGTGGTCAAAAAGATAAGATGTACGCACTACCTTCATAAATGGGAAAACTTCTCTAAGCCCCTCAGCCGCCAACTTAGTCAGTCCATAAAAGTTCTTAGGATTTGGCTTGCTATTTTCCTTATAATTTCCCCACTTACCATCAAAAACTTGTGCTGTGGACATAAGAACCATTCCACAACCATACATCTCTGCCACTTCTGCTACATGGAAGGTTCCAATAACATTTATATCTTTGACTCTTTTTTCGTTTTCTTTCTTCTCACAAACATCTACATCAGAAATAGAAGCAAGGTGGACTATTATATCCACCTTGGTACTTCGTACAGCCAAATCAACTTCTTTCAAATTGCGAACATCGCAGGCTAATGGAACAACCTCCCCATATCTCATTAGCTCCTGTCCTACATGACCAGCATAACCCGTTAATCCATATGTTGTCATCTATCTTCTTTTCTTTTTTAGCCTAGGAAACTATCGAATTCCAGCAACTCCCTGCTTACGAAGAGCTTGCACTACATCTACATTCAATGCAGCAAGAATGCTAAGAACAAGCCAAAGTACCTGCTCCTCAGTCAGAGGCAAATCAGGAACATAGTTATTGATGACCGCATAAATAAATCCCGCGGCAAGAACTACAAGGTAATAAGGTACGGAAATATACATCACTCACTCTCCTTTGATTCTAAATTCACAATATAATACGCCAGAGCTTTCTCCAAGTCAGTATAGAGAACTGCCCAACGTCTAGCCACAACTCCTCCTTGATTTTCAGAAGCAACCGCTTTTTCTGTATTACATTCAAACATCAAGGCGGTCAATTTTTCTCTAAAATTCTCTTCCAATCTATACCTCCATCCAGGTTCGTTCCACACCATTTCCATGTCTATCCCCTGTCATCCATAAATTTACATCCAATAAGTTAGCATATTCAAATGCTTGCTTGAATGTTCCATTATTACAGTTACAAGTTTTTTCTTTCTTTGTAAGCAGAGCCGGAGCATCTGACAAATCAACCCAAGCCATTACCACATGAAACTTGGGTTGAAATACATAGAACCTGTTTGTCTCCCCCATCCGAACGGTCTTGCCATTTGGGTTTATCGTCCACTTGAGAGCAATTTGACCCGACGTGTTCTTAATCATTACTCACAATTATACACTAAACTGTATATAAATTGTGTAGGAATTTTTTACTTACTATGAATCACGGCCTTGAGCCTTTGCAGAGCATCTTTGTACTGAACTGCATTGACCATAACACACCCATTTACCCAATCCCCTTCAATCTTTTCCAGGTCTTGACCATCTATATTGATAGAAGTTCCAGACAGCGTTCCCGTTTCAAATAAAGGCTTAGGCGAAAAGAAAAACTCCATATGTCGAATATCCGTTTTGTCTGTACGTTCGTGCTTTGCTCCTAATGTCAACCAAGTTGCCGCTAAATAAATATCTTTTGTCGATTTCATAATATATGTTCTCCTCCCTTAAGTATAAAAGAGAAATGACACGGAATCAACCATGTCATTTCTGTTCTCAATAGGAGCGTGATGTGCTTACAGTATATGGTGGAGAAGTTTCTTTCTGTGGCATCTTATCCTCTTTTCTATTTAAGAGAATAATACCATGTTGCAAATTAGTTACAAGGTAGGATTAACCCTACTAATGGTTTGCATTAGCGGCGCGTGCCAACAGACCGCTTTCAATAGTCGGCTCCACGCTTTGTTGGGCGGATTCAAGATCATCAAGAATGGCTATTAGCGTGCCGCATGAAATCGTGTAAGGCTCACTCATTCCAAGCCTAGACTTTCTAGCCATCTCTTTAGCCTTTTTGCGAATATCAATCAATCCTTGTTGCATATTTCTCTCCTGGGCGAGTCTGCCCAACTGATTAGGCTTTAGCGGCGGGGCGTCCCCAATAACCCAAACTCGCTGCGCCATAATGTTTGCAATCAACACCACAAATGGGGCAATGTTTCACATCTGCGCCATAAGCACGATGCACGTGATGACATTTCGGGCAAGGCTTATCAGCCCACCGCCACTCTGTAGCCTCGTCCGCTGCAAGCCTGTGTTCTACCGCCACAAGCCCCTCAAGTTCCTTGATAAGCGGCAGGATTACTTTATCCCAACGTTCCTGGGTTACATACACATCCTCTTCGTAGAGCGTGTCAATTGCCTTTTGGATTATTTCTTCCATCGTTTTCCTTTCGTACGCATGAGGCGGTAGAACGGTTGGCGTTACCCGCTTGGGGCAACGTCATCATTGCTATCATTCGCCTCAGCCCGCCCCAAGTCGGGTGCAAGCTGTGTT